AGTATCTTAATAATAACAATGACTAATTTAGGTGAAAAATATAAAAAAGAAGAATTACAAAATCATATTTATAATACACCCGATACATATGTTGGTGGTGTAGATATAATTAGTGAACTATTACCTATTTACAATAATGAAAAAAATATTATAGAATTCTCTGAAGTAGATTATATTCCGGCATTATATAATATCTTTAATGAAATTTTAGTAAATGCTAAAGATCAATGTACACGTCTTAAAATTTTAAAAAAGAAAGATAAATCTATAAAATGCGTTACTGAAATAAAAGTAGTTATTAATGAAGAAACAGGTGAAATATCGATTCAGAATAATGGTGATGGAATTGATGTTGCCGAACATCCAACAGTTAAAAAGAACGGTAAACCAATTTATATTCCTCAATTAATTTTCGGTGAATTACTAACATCAACAAATTATAATAAAAATGAAGAAAAGATTGTAGGAGGTAAAAATGGTTATGGAGCAAAATTAACAAATATCTTTTCTAAATCATTTAAGATTGAGACGGTTGATAGGATAAGAAAAAAGAAATATACACAGTTATTTAGAACAAATATGAAAACAATTAATAAACCAAAAATAAGTGATTATGATGGTGAACCATATACAAAAATTACATGGACTACAGATTTTAATAGATTTAATATTGATAATTATTCTGTTGATATGATAAATTTAATGAAAAGGCGAGTATATGATATTGCTGGTATTACAGAAAATACTGTATCAGTATCATTAAATAAGAAGAAATTAAAGATAAAAAGTTTCTTAGATTATTCTAAGATGTATATAGATAATAATACAATATGCTATGAAGAAATAACAGATAATAATATTACATGGAAAATAGGTATATGTTTATCTGATACGGATAAATTTGAACAAGTATCATTTGTAAATGGTATATCAACACCAAAGGGAGGTAAACATGTAGATATGATATCCAAACAGTTGACAAGTGGATTAAAGAAATTAATTGATAGAAAATGTAAACGAAGTATAAATGAAACATATATTAAAAATTATTTACGAATATTTGTAGATACACTAATAGTAAATCCTTCATTTGATAGTCAAACAAAAGAAAGATTAATTACACCTCAAAGTAAATTTGGTAGTAAACCAATGGTGAGTAATAAATTATTAAAACAAATCATTGACAAGACAACACTTATTGACAAGGTTGTATTATTCAGTGAATTTAAAATGAATAAAGAATCAAAGAAAACGGATGGTAGTAAAAAAAATAAGATAAGAGATATTCCCAAATTAGATGATGCAAATTGTGCTGGGAGTAAAAAATCCCATGAATGTATTTTAATTTTAACAGAAGGAGATTCAGCAAAATCGATGGCTGTCTCGGGATTATCTGTAGTTGGGAGAGATATTTATGGCGTATTTCCATTAAAGGGTAAAGTAATGAATGTTAGAGATACTCCTCTTGATCAAATAATGAAAAATGCTGAAATAACTAATATTAAAAAGATATTAGGATTAGAAACGGGTAAAATATATAAAGATTTAACATCTTTACGATATGGTAAGGTTATGATAATGACAGATCAAGATCATGATGGTTCGCATATTAAGGGATTAATAATGAATTTATTTCATCATATGTGGCCTTCATTATTAGAATTAGGATATATTACATCAATGATAACCCCCATTGTAAAGGTTTCATTACAGAAACAAATCAAATCATTTTATACATTAACTGAATATAGTGATTGGCAAAATAAAACTAAAAATGTTAAATCATGGAAATGTAAATATTATAAGGGATTAGGTACAAGTAATGCTCAAGAAGCAAGAGAATATTTTAGCAATATGAAATTAAATAATTATATTTATACTGAAAATACAAATAATAGTATTAATTTAGCATTTAGTAAAGATAAAAGTAATGATCGCAAGGAATGGTTATATAAATATGATGAAAATAATATTTTAAATCATGCTGAAACCGATATACAAATAGATGATTTTATTAATAGGGAATTAATCCATTTTTCAAATAGTGATACATTAAGAAGTATTGGTTCAGTATATGATGGATTAAAACCAAGTCAAAGAAAGATTTTATATTCTTGTTTTAAAAGGAAATTATATTCTGAAATAAGGGTTGCTCAATTAGCGGGATATGTAAGTGAGCATGCTGCATATCATCATGGTGAAGCATCATTACAATCAACAATTATAGGTATGGCACAAGATTATATGGGATCTAATAATTTAAATTTATTAATGCCAAATGGTCAATTTGGAACAAGAATAATGGGTGGTCATGATTCAGCAAGTTCTAGGTATATTCATACAGAATTAAATAAAATTGTTAATACATTATTTCCATTACAAGATTTTCCATTATTAGAATACAATGATGATGATGGTATTTTAGTTGAACCTAAATATTATGTACCGATTATTCCAATGGTATTAGTTAATGGTATGACCGGTATTGGAACTGGATTTAGTACATCTGTACCTAAATATGATATTAAGGATATTATTAAAAATATGAAAAGGAAAATTATGAAAAAATCATATTTATCATTATCTCCAAGTGTAAATGGTTTTAAGGGTCAAATCGTTAAAATAGATAATAAAAATTATATGAGTAAAGGTATTTATGAAATCATAAATGATACTTCATTAAGAATTATTGAATTACCTATTGGTAAATGGACCGATGATTATAAAAAGTTTTTAGATTCATTATTACCTGAAATAAAAAACAAATCATTAGAAAATAAAAGTAAACAGACGAAATTTATTAATGATTATATAAATAATAGTAGTGATAAAGATATAGATTTTACAATACATTTTGACAAAGGATTTTTAAATTCTCTACAATGGGATGATGATAAAAATATAGATGGTATTGAGAAATTCTTTAAATTAACAACAACAAAGGGATTATCATTAAATAATATTCATTTATATAATGATAAGAATAAAATAAAGAAATATAATAATATAACTGAAATTTATGATGAATTTTACATTGTAAGATATTCATTATATGAAAAAAGAAAGAAATATGAATTAGAAAATTTACACAATGAATTAACAATTTTAAAATCAAAAATGAAATTTATAAATGATGTAATAACAGAAAAACTAATTGTATTTAGGAAGAAAAAGATTGAGATAGTAAAAGAATTATTAAAAATGAATGTTATTCAGGTATTAAATGGCAAATGTTTAAGTGAAATATTACATGATGAAAATACAAGTAATTATGATTATTTAATAAAGATTTCCTTAAATTTATTTACAGAAGAAGAATTAGAAAAATTAGAGAAACAGATAGAAAAATTATCAAATGAATATAATGATTTAGAAAAATTATCAATAGAAGATATTTGGTTAAATGAATGTGATAAATTATTAAAATTATTATAAAAATATATATTAAAATATATATGTCAAATATCTATTTTTCAGATAATGGGGCAAGAAATGCATCAAATGGAAATAATACATCATATCCAGATTATGATGAATCAGTAGGTTTAGATATCGATGGGGCAAGATTATCAAGCGATATAAGTGATGCTAATTATAATTTATTTGATTATGATTTATTAAATAGACCTTCAGTTAGTGGGTCGGGTAGTTTTATTCATTCTCCTGAAGATGGTGGTTTTCCAAATAGAGATGATTATGAATTAAGAGAGTCTAGGGATAGACATGGTAATATAATAAGTAGTAGTCTTGTATTAAATAAAAATAGAATAGGAGATGCAAGTACTCCAATGGATGATATGATACAGGTATCAAATGGTAGATTGCCCAATGCTGAAAAAGTTACAGGAGATAATGGTTTAAAACAATTGGATGTAGTAATTCACAAAGATCACCAAGAAACTTCTATAAAAGGTTTATTAGAGAAAACAAGTATTAGTGATTTATTTTTTTCAGAGGTTAACATTGGTGTATTACAAGATACAATTAGATATAAAGTCTATAAAAATACAAATAAAGTAATATCTAAACAAGGTGAAAATGAATTATATATTATAATGAGATCAATTATGTTACAATTCTCAAACTTTAATGTAGGGTTTAGTGAAGTAAAGGATGAAATAAAACGATTAAATGAAATGGTTATAAAATATGCAGTTGATAATGTATCATCAAATGTAAAACAACATATGGGATATATTGATGATATAAGTAATTTACCAACACCAATGGATAGACCATCATTCAGTAATACAGATAAAAATTATACATATGATATTTCTAATTTATTATAATTATTTAAAAATGATTTATAAATTTTAATTATGAAAATAAAAAATGATTTTTTTAAAGATAATAAATCATTATTAATATATGGTTCATCTGGTTGTGGTAAATCTACTTATTCAAATAATCTTTTAAAAGACACTATAATATTAAGAATAGATTATTATAATCTTAAAAATATCAAAATGGATATAAATGAATATTTATATGATAAATTAGGAAAAAAAAATATAACATTAATGTTTTCACAGAATATGAAATCAAGGAGTTTATTAATAGATGATATTCATATTATAAGTAAATATGATAAAAAAATTTATAAAATTTTAATAGAATTCATTAAAAAAAATCAATATAAATTAAAAATTGTAATAACATGTTTAAATACATTTTTAAAAAATAAAGAATTATGTAAATTAAATATATTAAAATATGAATTAAAATATAATTATAGCGAATTTTACAAAATATGTATAAAAATTATACTACAAAAAAATATTAAATTATTATCAAATGAAATAGATAAATTAATTTATAAAAATAAATATGATTTTAATATATTTAAAAGTGAATTAAATTTATTAAACAGTTTAAATAGTAGAGATAATTATGATTGTAATGAAAAAATAACTTATAATATAATTAATAATAAAATTAAATTACATGAAATAATTCATATGATTAATACAGATGAAATAAATATAAGTTATAATTTATTAGAAAATTGTTATATAATAAATAAAGAGTTAGTACAAATTTATAAATATTATATTTATAGTGATATAATAAATACATCATTAATAAAAAATAATATAAATTTTAATGATTATAGTACATTAGCAATTTATAATATAAATAATTTTTATAATAAATATCATAAATCAGTAAAAAATATAGTACAAAATAAATATATTAGTAGATCTATGTCAAATATAGTGTCATATAATAGATATAATATAAATTTCATTTATTATGAATTTTGTATATATTTATTATGGGCGATTGATAATAAATATGATAATAAATATAAAAATATAATATATTATTTTTATGATAATTATAAATTAGAATTTAATTATTGTATTCGCAAGTATAATAATTTTTATCAAAGGGATATTAAATTAGATTATATATTAAATAGGTAATTCATTTTTTTTAATTGATGTTTTTTTAGGTTTAGTTAATGTATAAGTAGTTTTAGTTTCACGATTATTCATTATAAGTTGCATTGCTTGTTCGATTTGCGAATCATCATTAATAACTTGTGATAAATTATTTCTAATATTAATTTTATTTAATGGTTTTTTAGTTTTTCTTTCATTATATTTAATTTTTCCTTTATCAGTATTGAGATCAGAAATATTATAATTTATCATAAATGATGTTATTTCAGGTTCAATATCTTTTTTTGTTTTTTTTAATTCTTTAATTTTTGTTTGTAGTTTATCGATATCAGTATCAATTGACAACCATTTTTTTACTTTATTTTTAAAATCATTTAATTCTATTTCACCAAATGAATTTACGGTTGGAGATTTATTCATTATAAAATAATAATTATATATATTTTTAAATATATACTTAAAATATAAATAAACAAATAATAAATATGTCTTTAAAAGATAAACCATTAAAAAAATGTCATACAGATAAACGAAAGATGATTGATGAATTACATAATGATTTAGTGCAAGATATGAATGAAAATATTAGGAATGAATATTATTTAGATAATGGATTATTATTAAATCAATATTACAGTTCTGATAAGAAAAATAATTCTCAAACTACAAATGTAGGTATTTTATCTTATTTTGATGCAAAGGAAAATAATGATGAAAATAATGAAGATAATAATATTTTAAATAAAAAAACAGTCATAAATGAATATATGTGTAATATAGATGATAAAATAAAAAAAGATAAATATAAAGATATTGATTATAATAAATGTGAAATATGTAATTCACAAATGATGTTATCAGATATTGCATCTCAATTATCATGTTGTAATTGTGGTAATATTAGAGAAATTATGATAGTAACAGATAAAACATCATATACAGACCCCCCTAGAGAAGTAAGTTATTTCGCTTATAAAAGAATAAATCATTTTAATGAATGGTTAGCTCAATTTCAGGCAAAAGAAAAAACAGAATTACCAAATGAAATTTATACTAATATTTATATAGAATTAAATAAAGATATTTATTATGATCCTAAAAAATTAAAATATAAAGATTTAAGAAATATCTTAAAACGATTAAAATATAATAAATATTATGAACATATTCCTCATATTATATCTATAATCAGTGGTAAAAAAGCACCAACTTTAGACAGAAAAACTGAAGAAATTTTAAGATCATTATTTAAAGAAATACAAATACCATTTATGAATAATTGTCCACCAAATAGAAAAAATTTTTTATCATATAGTTATGTTCTTCATAAATTTTGTGAATTATTAGAATTTGATGATTTATTAGAATATTTCCCATTATTAAAAAGTAGAGAAAAATTACACGGACAAGATTTAATCTGGAAAGAAATATGTAAAGATTTAAAATGGCAATATATACCTAGTTTATAATTCTTTTTCTAGGATTTCTTTTTAATCTTGTATATAGAGTATCATCTTCATATTTTTGTCCTGGTACACTTTCAAAGAATGCTTCTTTAATTTCTGCTGTTTCTGAAGTTTTCATAAATCTTTCATATTGTTTTTGATAATATCGTGAAATTTTCTCTATAGATTGTTCTGTATCTTGTTTATTCATTTTTTATTATTAATATTGATATAATTAAAAATAATATAATATATCAAATTTATTTAAAATCCAGCTAATTTCATACCTAATTCAGTTAAATTTGGTTTTAATATTTCAGTAATATTTGGTAAAGGGCCTCCATATGTTCTAGGAATTTTTGGAAATAATTTAGATTTTTCGGGAGAATGAGTAGTCATTCTTAATTCATTAAAAGCTTTTTGTTTTTTATTTAGATTTGCAGTAGTAGCAAATTTACGTGGTTTCATACAAATATAAACAACATTTCTTAATTTCTTATGTTTTCTATTTTTGAGTGGTTCGGTTCCACAGTGAATTGTTCTACTATCCCATAATATCATATCTCCTGCTTTACATTTAATTCTTTTTTCTATACATCCTTTCTTTTCATAAAATGATTGTTCTTCTCTAGTATGACGATACCAATCACTTTTATCACTTACATTAAAAGTTTCTTGAAATTCTTTATGATAAATATTACTACTTTCCATAAATGCCAATGTAGCATCTCCTTCATCAACATCATATCCTGTTATCCAACTCTGAATACATTCGAAATCTGGTCTTAAATAACTTTGATCTGTATGATACCATGTTTGTCTGTACCATCCTCTATGAGTATCTTCTGGTGGAAAGTGAAATGAAGCACCATCAAAACTAGTAATTAATTCATCATTTTTTACATTCCATATTTTACTAAAGATATTAACTACTTTAGGATTTTGTCTAATATCCCATACAAATTGAGAATGACCAACGCCATATTGTTGTAATAACATACTATGTTTAGGATATAATTTTAAATATTCAACCCATGTTTCACTATTATTACGATCAATTGGTATAGCAAATTTTTGTGATACATGTTCTAAATAATCCCACATACCATTATTCATTTGTGTTAATTCATAATCTTTTAAAACATTTGGAATAATTGCTACACCATATTTATCAATAGTTTCTTTACAATTATGAGGCCTACATACATATTTTTCACCTTCATAAGACATCTTTTAAATTTTAAAAAAATATATAATTATTAAAATATCAAATTTATTATATATTTTTATATTCTTCTTTTTGAATAATAATATTAGGACTACAGGTTCTAGTTAACTCCAATAAAGTATTATATTAATTAAGTGTTAAGAGATACATGAAAACACACACACATATAGCAACCACAGTATGGAAGAATTCCATAAACTGCTCATGTGGGATGGTACCACCTGTCTGCTCTATCTCATCCAGCTCTAATGCTAACTGAGTAGCCCGGAAGGAAAATACAAAACCCATTAAATAAGATATCCATCTTGCTATTTGCCTCACTCGCCCGGGTTCTGCAGCAGCAGCATCAGGGGCAGCAGCAAACTGATTAGCAAAAACAGCGAATTCGTGATCTCTTCGATCAATATTCTCCGCAATCTGTTCCTCGATCACTCTAGACTGCTCCAAGAAATCGCGATTTTTTTCTGGGTCGAGATCGCTATTACATAAGGGACAATTGAAACATGATTTTCCTGCAGGCATGTTGAGATGACCAGTAGCTTCCTGATTCTTCCTTGACGAAAACCAATCTATATAGCATCCTAAATGACAATTGTGTCCCAGATTTATGCATAAATTAGGATCTGTACTTAAATTCACTGGATCTCGACATATCGCGCAAGTCACTTCTTCAGGAGCAGCACCATGAGCAGCACCAGCAGAAACAGCTGCATCACCACCCCCTTTCATGGGAAAATCTCTTGACCTACTTCCACTTGATCCCTGAGTCATTTTTTTTAATTTATTTGTTAATAATGACATATCAGTTAATTCAGTTAATTTATTTGTTAATAATGACATATCAGTTAATTCAGTTAATTCTCCATCGAAATCCCAAGCGTAGTTCATTATAGTTCCCATATGAGAAATTATTTTCATAATATCATATATTGTTAAGCTGCTTCCTGAATTACCAAGATTAGCATGAATTTCATCTAAAAGTTTCCTCTTTCCCTTTGCTGATAAATGTTTTAAAAATAACTGTATCTCGTTAAGTTTAACTATACCAAATACTAAATGTTTTTTATTTCTTAATAAATCATCTAATGATTTAGTTTTAATATTTGCAGCAAGAGTGGCAAATTTACTATTTTCACTCTCACCAAATTTTTCAGCGATACCTTTAAAATCTATTAATATTTGTTTCATAATAGGAACTTTTATTTTACTCATTAAATCTTGACTAGGTTGTGTTGCTGTTGTCAGTGCTTTTTTTTGTAATAATGGAACGAGACCAGTTGATAATCCTGTAGCAGTTGTAGAGCTACCTCCTCTTTGTTTTTTTCTATTAGTTCTCCTGCGATTAGTTCTCCTACGATTAGTTCTCTTACGAGTTTTTCTTGCACTTTTATTGCGACTAGTTCTATTTTTTTTCCTTCTCATAGATTTTCTTATATTTGTATGTTTACTTTTTCTCTGTCTATTAACAAATCTTTTAGGCATATATATATATATATATTAAATTTATTCTTTATTTTTATATTCTTCTTTTTGAATAATAATATTAGGACTACAAATGTCAATTAAAGCAAATGTAGATGCAGATATTAAACCTATATAGATAGCATGTTCTTGTAATACTCCACATGATGGTATTAATTTAGCTGAAACAGTTGTAACTAAAAACATAATTAGATATTTAAATAAGTTATCAATTTCAATCATATATATTATAATAATATAAGTTAAAAATTATTTAAAAATTTATTGTTCCTTTATATAAAAAATGAGTGAAGATAAAAAAGTTGATTACCTCGAGGTTGATGAAACAATTCCAGGGCAAAATTATGTATGTTTATCTTTTTTATCACCCGAAACCTTAATGCAGAATAAGGAAGCATTTAAGTGTGTTAAATTTTTACAATCTTATTGTAAAGATCAAAAATTAAAGTTTAATGATGTTTATTCTTCATATCAGGATTTTACTTATAAACATGAAGATAAATTACAGAGAGATTTTGATGAACAGAATGATTTCCAAACATCTTTAAGAGGGTTAAAGGTTCGGGGTGTATATGATACACGCAGGGCTGCTGAAGATAGAGCTAAAAAATTATCCACACTTGATAGTGGATTTCATACATTTGTAGGTCAGGTTGGTTATTGGTTGCCTTGGGATCCAAATGCCGATAAAGTAGCAGATGAAGTTTTCCAAAATAGTCAATTAAATGATATGATGGAAAAATATCAGGAAAATAATATTAATAGAGATATGTTTTATGAAGAACAAAAAAGAGAAAAAGTTAAGGCGGCAAAAGAAGAAGTATTAAAAGCCGAAGCCGAAAAGAAAAAATTACAAGAAGAAAAATTAGATGATGTGAGTGATTATTCGGTTTGTTCACCAATTAAGGAAGTTGTAGAAGAAGTAGAAGATTTATCTTCACCAACTCCGGTAGAAGTTAAGAAAGGTTCAGAAGTATCAGAAGATATTAAAGAATCATTGGAAAGTGATGATCCTTGGATGCAAAGAAAAAATGAATAATTTTATAATATTATAATTATATGGAATCTATATTAGTTTTATTAAGTATAGTAATTTTTAGTTTATTTGTTTATGGTTATATTGAAAGAGAATATAATTCTAAAAATATAAAAAAATGTAACATTTTATATGTTCCTATGCATGATAAAGATACAAATGATGAAATGTATACTCATGTATTAGATATGGCACAAAGTAACTTTACAAACCCAAATAATATACCACCTAGAGGTAAATCTATATTAGATGATATTATACCACCATTTAATAGAATTTATGATAATGTTGAAATAGTTGAGGGAAGATAAAAAAAAACTAATTTATACTATATGAGATTAAGTTTATTATTATTAACAATTGGCATATTATTTATTGTAACAGGTTATGCCCATCAAAGATCACCACAATGTAATCCGGGAACAGAAGTTAGAATCGTCCCTAGAAATGTTTATGATCAAATCACTAAAGATTCAACATTATAAATATTATTTACAAATAGATGAATTATATTTCCATATAGTTGATAAACTAATAGAATTATCTTTATTTTCTATAATAATATCACCATATTTATATTGATATTGAGACATCCATGAATGATCACTATATTTAAGATTATGAATAGCAACCTCTATTTCCACTTTTCCAAGTCGTTTTTTTATTCAGTTTTGTTTTAATAATATCATAATCATATTTATACATTTTTTCATTTAATATAAGAAATTTTAATACATGACTAATTAAATAATTTTTACTAATCATATTTAAAATAGCATATTCTAAATCCGGATAATAATCTTCATCTCTTGGTATTCCTAATTCGTGTAATTTTTCCTGACATTTATTTAATTGATTTTTATTCATATATTTAATATTATTCACGATAAATTTGTTTAATAAAAAATAATAATTATTATATCAAATTTATTTACAAACTCTAAAATATACAATTTCACCTGCTGTTTTTGATGATCTTGTTATTTTACAAATATCACCTGGAGAAAGTCTTAATACTTTTGCCATAGGATCGTTTCTTAAGATAACAGGTAATTGATTAATTGTAGCATTACATTTAATTAATATTTCATCAATTTCTTTATGATTACGAATAACTTCATGTTTAGGAACTTTACAATGTTGTGTAATGTCAATTGCTAATAAATCAAGATGAAATAAATGTATATTTTTTAAATGTGTATTATTATATTTTTTTTCATTTAATTTTTCATTTTCACTATGAATAATTTCACTTAATCCCATATTTTTTAATTCGTCCTGTCCTTTAATATATAAATCTTCAATAGATTTATCTAAATTTTCAGAAATTTTATTGTATAATACAACGATTAAACTATCTTCGGGATTAATTATTTCTTCTTTATAAAGTTTATTTAATTTTTCTGCACAAGTTTTATTAATCTTAACGGATGGTTTTCCTAATTCAGGGAAATTATAATAGATAATATGAATACGATGACTTTTAATATATTTATGATTTAATGTAAAATCGCAACCGGAAGCATTTCCAAATTGCATTGGGGAACTAATAGGTTTATTAGTTCTATATAATTTTTCTATTTCATTATCTGAATAATCAATAATAGGAGAAATATCCCATTCATCACTTAAATATTTTTTTAAATTATATCTTGTTTGATTTATTTTACGAATGGTTGAGTTGCTATCCATATTATTATGATAATAATTATATATTAATTTTAAATCAAATTTTAAATTATTTAAAGTTGTAAATGTTTAATAAATTAAATAATGTCTGCTGTCAAAAATATAACTTTTGCTTTATTAAGTAGTTTAATAAGTTATAATTTATATAGAAAATATAAAAATTCACAAGATGAATATAAAATTATTATTTTAAATGAACAGGGTTTCCATGATGAAGTGTTAAAATATTTATATGATAATTATAGTGATCAAATAAATTCATTTAATTATAGCGTTGAAGATATTTATCATTTTAATGAATGGAGATTTAGAAGAAATGAAAAACCTAAAAAATTAAAAACTTATATGCCAAATGAATGTGAAATAGATATTAATTATAAAGATAAAAAAATACATATTTCATTTTTAGTTGTTAAAAATAGTAAAAATGAACCATTTAAAATTTTACATTCACAAGAATGTGGTGGTTCCTATGAAACAATTACAACAAAAATAGAATTAAGATCAAATACTAAAGAAATTTTAACTGAATTTGTTGAGGATGCAAAGGAATGGTGTGATAATATGAAAAAGAGTATTATAACTAATACAAAAGAAACTATGAATATTTATTATTATAAAAGAGATTATTGGACATTAATATCTAAATCTCCCAAGAGATCATTATCAACTGTATATCTTACTAAAGATCAAAAAGAAAATTATATACAAAATATAAATGAATTTTTTTCACATGATACTCGCGATAATTATTTAAAATATGGAATACCATATAAAAGTGTTCAATTAGTTTATGGTCCACCTGGTACAGGAAAAACAAGTTTAATTAAGGGAATTGCTAGTGAATTAGATTGTGATTTATATATTTTACCAATACAAAAAGATATGTTAGATACAAATTTAGTTGATGCATTTACATATATTAATGATAATCAAGAAAATGAAAGAATAATTGTTATTGAAGATATTGATACTTTATTTGATACAGAAAGAAAAGAGGGTGATACAAATAATGGTATTACATTACAGGGATTTTTAAATTGTTTAGATGGATTTACATGTGTTGAGGGAACAATGTTATTTTTAACAGCTAATAAACCCGAAGTATTAGATTATGCTATGGTAAGATCTTGTAGAATTGACAACAAAATAAAATTAGATTATGCTGATAAATATCAAACAAAAAATATGTTTAATGTATTTTTACCTGATCAAAATGATAAATTTAATGAATTTTATAATGAAATTAGACATAAAGAATATACAACAGCAATGTTACAAGAATTTTTATTTTATAATCGCAAATGTGAAAATATTTTAGAATTACTTGATAAATTTAATGATATTATTGAGAAAAATGATCCTAAAAAATTTGAGATATTAAAAGATGAAAATAAGAATTTTTATAGTTAAATTTGTATTAAAAAAATACTATTAATATCAATATCTTGTATAAACAATAATTTTTTATTTTCTTGTATATTGTCTTTTAAATTTTTAAGTGAATCTGTTTGAATGATTTCACACATCATAGTATCATTCATAAATTGTACATCCATTTTATTTTCTTTTTCAGAACACTGAAATAACATGATACCTTTATCTAATTCTGGATTTTCATACATTCCTTCATCATAAATTTTCATTAATTGTTCCATATTCATATGAATAAATTTATTAATATAATCAGGACAAGAATCAGTTTGTATTATATTACTCATTTATCAAAAATATAGATATAAAATATTTTCCTTTAACTTAATAATCAGTTAATGATAACTCAATTGTTCTTTGTAAATCATCTATTTGATTTATTTCACTATTAACACTACGAATAATATTATCTACACTATTAATTATATTTTCACTATTAATATTTTGATAAATCATATTAACATTTTCATCATCTGTTTCTGGTATAATATCATTTATTTCATTAAAAAGATTACCCCATCTAACACCTGTATCTATCAAAGTATTTGTTTCTTTAGGAAATTCTGTTCTACATAATGGACATGTATTATTAGTTTCTAACCAATTTTTTATTCCCGGACAATTTTCATTATTTACATGAAAATAATGAGGATTATCTTTACATGGTAATTTAATACATTTTTCTCCCTTTATGAATGATTCTATACATATACTACATTCACTGTATTTTTCTATGATTTCATCTGTAACATCTATTTCTTCTAAATTATTTATAAATTCACGAGATGTATTATTATTTTCATCAAGATTAATATTTACATTTAATAAATTATCATTCTCAATTAATGATGTAATCATTCTATGTAAAAAACTTTGATTTCCATCAACTATTTGTAGATTAGGAATTATTCCAAAATTTATATTTAATTGGCTCATTTTAATATAATATTATAAAAAATATATTTAAATAATAATCATGTATATATTATTGAAATATTATTGAAATATGAATAAAAATTTATTTAGTTATGGTAAATATATTCACCAAAATTTTGGTAAATTAAATAAAAAAGATAGAATAAATAAAATTAAATATTTTTTAGATAATACAAGGGGTACATATAGTAAATCATTTTATATGATTCCTTATCATCAACAATATGAAAATAGAGATTTTAATAGTAAACAAAATCACAACATAAAAAATATAAATAATTATCAAAAATTTTATGATGAATTTAATCCTTACAAAATTAAGAAATCACATGTATCTCAAAATTTAGCATCATGTATTAGAAATTATTATGATAACATTTATCAACAAAAATAACTACTAATTAATAGATAACCAATAAAACCATAAACTAATGAATATTTAAAATTATTTTTCATTTCTGTATAAATATCTGCCCATGTATCAATTTGTTCTTTAGTATTTAATGAATATAACATTAATGAACTTTTAGGATAAAAATAATAAAATCCAAATTTAACTATATATATAATAAATAAAAATTTACACAGACTAAATTTATCTTTTTTAGATTTTATATAATAAAATAAACCCAGACCTAAACCTAATAATACTCCATATGAGTAAATCATTAATCTTTCTTTCACAATTTTTTGATAAATTATTTTTTGATCTTGATCTAAAAGATTATCAAACTTAATAAATAGATCACTATCTTTTCTTATAGCTATGCTAGCAATACTAGCAATAAGTAATGTAATACCGATTAAACAATATAAATCTTTCATATATATATTATATAAGTAGATTTTAATCCACTTCATCAATTGTTGGTTTATTTTCTGGTACATCTACTGGTACAGATTCAGGCATTTCTGCTGACCCCCCTTCACTATAAACTTTCATCATAATAGGATTTAATTTACCATTTATTTCGGTTGTTTTATTATCATATTCTTCTTTTGTATGTTCATCTTCCATCCATAATTCAGTTTCATTTAATAAATCATTAACCATGGATAATTCTGAATCTTCTAATTTAGATTTAATATTATTATCATTAATTGCAGATTTACTTTGATAAACTAATGCATCTAATTTATTTTTTGATTCAATTTTTTCTTTTTGTAGATTATCTTCATTTTTAAATTTTTCTGCTTCTTCTACCATTTTATCAATATCTTCACTAGATAATCTACCTTTATCATTTTTAATTGTAATATTCTGAATCTTACCACTACCCTTATCTTTTGCTTCTATATTCATAATACCATTTGCATCGACATCAAATGATACCTCTATTTGAGGAACACCTCTTTGTGCTGGAGGAATACCTTCTAATTTAAAATTACCTAATTCATTATTATCTTTTGTTAATGCTCTTTCTCCCTCAAACACCTGAATCATTACAGAATCTTGATTATCTTCATATGTACTAAATGTTTGTGATTTTTTTGTAGGAATAGTTGTATTTCTTTCAATAATTTTTGTCATAACACCACCTGCTGTTTCTATACCAAGTGATAATGGAGCAACATCTAATAACAAAATCTCATCAGCTTTATCATCACCGCTTGTATTGCCGGATAAAATTGCAGCCTGAACTGCAGCACCATATGCTACAGCTTCATCTTGATTAATTCCTTTATTTAATTCTTTACCATTAAAAAAACTACTCAATAATTCTTGTATTTTAGGAATACGAGTAGAACCACCCACTAAAACAATTTCATGAACACTGGATTTAGATACACCTGCATCTTGTAATACCTGAGTAACAGGTTTAATACATTTTTGAAATAAATTCATACATAATGACTCAAATCTAGCTTTTGTAATATTAGTAAAAAAATCAATACCATCATATAATGCTTCAATTTCTACTGAAGCAGTATTACTAGATGATAATGTTCTTTTTGCTCTTTCACATGCAGTTTTTAACCTTCTCATACTTTTTTTGTTATCAGAAATATCCTTTTTATTTTTCCGTTTAAATTCATCAATAAAATATTTCATTAAAATATTATCAAAATCTTCACCACCTAAATGAGTATCACCCGCTGTCGATTTAACCTCAAATACTCCATCATCAATTGACAATAATGATACATCAAATGTTCCTCCACCTAAATCAAAAATTAATACAATCTTTTCATCGCTGTTATTTTTATCTAAACCATATGCGATTGCTGCTGCTGTAGGTTCATTAATAATTCTTAAAACATTTAATCCAGCAATTTTCCCTGCATCCTTTGTTGCCTGTCTCTGTGAATCATTGAAATATGCGGGGACAGTAACAACCGCATCAGTTACAGTTTCACCAATATATGATTCAGCTATTTCTTTCATTTTTATTAATACCATTGATGAAATTTCTTCCGGCTGAAATGTTTTTAATTCTCCTTTATAATTTGCCTGAATTAGTGGTTTACCCGATGGATCAGCTAAAACTTTAAACGGAAAATGATTAATATCTGATTGCACAGATGGATCATCAAACTTGCGACCAATTAATCTTTTTGCATCATAAATTGTATTTTCAGGATTCATCGATGCTTGATTTTTAGCACCATCACCAATTAATCTTTCTGTATCAGTAAATGATACATATGAGGGTGTTGTTCGGTTACCCTGATCATTTGCTATAATTTCACATCGGTTATCTTTCCACCATCCAACACAACTATATGTAGTTCCAAGATCAATTCCTATTGCTACCATTTTATTATCATAATAAAATTATCTTTTAAATGATTTTCTCTTTTTACTATATCTTCTCTTTTTAGATTTTTTACGTTTAGTATTTCTCTTTTTACTATATTTTCTACGTTTAGTATATTTACGCTTTTTAGTATGTTTTCTCTTTTTAGATTTTCTTCTTTTTGATTTTCTTCGTTTAGTAGAAATACCACCACCAACCGCATCACCAAATCCAGGACTATCATCAAAAACACCCCGGGGATTTTCATTAAATACCGTTAAATCATCCCTCCTCCTCCTCCTCCCCGTCATCCTCGCACAAAATCGACCCATACACCCTGGTTCTTCTGCTGGCGCTGCTGCTGGTGCTGGCTGTGCTGCCTGTGCTGGCTGTGCTGCCCCTGGTTCTGTTTCTGCATCTTCATCCGGAATCTCAACCGCTGCTAGTTCTTTCAGATCGGCTAATTCATTCATTTCTCCCCACTCATAATCACTGACACGGAGCAACGCCTGACGAAATTCCGTCATAAACGTATAATTATCCGTTCCCGCCTGCCTTGCTTTCCCCCACGAGTAGAAATGGGCTCCTTCCGCCGTAAGGAAAAATCTGATTATAATATCTTTATCAGATCTAATTCCATAATGCGTTATCTTATCTGAATGATAATCTACATCGGCGTTAACTATTTCAATTCCACCTGCCGCGTCTATTCCAGGCGCATCACCGTCAGGCCAATGATCCGGGTGAGGATTTTTAATATCTGACCCCTCAAGCCTCAATCGCAATCTTTCAATAGCCACTAAATCACGGTTACCATAGGTTTGTTTTTTCTCTTTGCCTTGTATCATATGTTTATGCACTTCTTTGTATAATCCTCTAACTGTTGTGTCATAATCTAATTCAAGTTCGTATCTTCTCCCACCCATTCCTACCGCGATCACCTTTAACAGCTTCTCCTCATCGGTATCCTTTTTGTCTTGATATTTCACCTCTTCTAATAATTCATCTAATAATTTCATTTGTGGACGAATTATTCTTAAAGCTTCCCACCCAACTCTGGAATTATTTTCATTCATTGGCAGGGGCCAACCGGAGCGACTGAGCCAAACAGTCTGGCCAAACAGCTCACGATGAAGAGGTCGTAAGTCTCTGTTGTGTTCGCGCAACTTCGATTCTATATCTAATTCACGCTTCCTTCTTTCTACTATATCTTTGATAATATCCGCATATTCCATTTGTCTTTTATAACTATCATCCCCCGTAAGCAAGTGACGTGCAACCCCTTTCCACATATCCGGATAGCGTGTATCTTCCATATATATATATATATATAATAATTATAAATGAATATCCAAATCACTACAAATGCATGGACTAAAATTATACAGATAATTAAAAAGACTAAAAATCCATATGGATTTTTATATTCTGCCTCAAGTGGGGGGATGTAATGGATTTAATTTTGATTTAGAACCATTAACAAAAGAAAATCATAAAAAATTAAATAATTTAAAATTTATAACTATCTTACAAAATAAAGAATCAAAAGTTTATATAGATCCTTTATCTGAAATATATTTATCTGGAACAACAATTGATTATGTGAAAGAAGATTTCAATAAAAAAATCTATGAAAGTAAATTTGTTTATAATGTTAATAAAAATTTAATGAATACGTGTGGATGTGGTATTTCTTTTTCACCTAAATAGAATTAAGACGATCAAACCATAATTCAATAATTGATTCTAGATTTCGTTTGATATTATATTGATTTTCTGTGAGTGAGATAGGTTCATTATCAATTGTATCACATGAATAACAATGAAGAATCATAATGATAGTGAAAATATCATCTGTATCATTAGCATCAAAATCGCTCCAACGATGAATAGTAAACTTATCTAAATGATTTCTAACTGATTCCTTAATTTTGTTTTCATGTGGATTAATAATAAGATCAAATAGATGATAAATTTCTTTCAGTGAAGTATGATCACATCGCGGAACAAAATAGACTCTACCATATTCATCATGACAATCATCAAAGTAAAGATAACCAATATTTTCTTTAGGTGTCCATTTACCAATAGATTCTCCACCATAAACACATGAAATCATTCTGTATTCGGGTTGAAACATCTCATGAAATTTACTAGTGCCAATCATTGTTTGATAGATAAATGAAATCATATCTATCATATACGAATGATATCTTGAGTTTTTACATGATTCGCGAATAATTTTCAGTTTTTCACTATCAATACCAAATTTATATAACATATTCATAAAATTTTCATCATTACTGTCAAAACCTTCCTCTTCTCCCTCATGATATCCATTATATCTATCATTTAATTCGCGACGATGTTCTTGATCTTTACGGATAATTTCACCATTTTCAGTAATAAACCATGAATAATTTCTCATTTCACGTGGAATGGTTGTAACAATGATTGGTTTCTTTGTAATATTTGAACAGAGATGAAAATAATTCTGGATTACATTTTCATGGAGTGTTTCATCGTGTTCGAGGCGATAATTTGATGCTGGACGACCCTCACCATGTTTCTTGAGTTCACCTGAAAGACATAGAGTTACATCACCCGAACCTGTAGAAGATATATATTCTCTAAATTCTTCAGGAGAAGAGATTGGTGCTCCCATAATGTCAATTATGACTCTGACATTGATTTTTTGAGGGGTCTCGCGACCAAATTTAACCCATTCATATGAAGGATTCATTGTAAATTATTTATTCTTTAATAAAAGAAAATTATCTAAAATCAAATTTGATATTATAATATATTATTAAAGTATCATAAAATGAGAATTCATAAATTATTTCCGCGAATTGATAAAATATCATTTAGATTAAAAGATAATAACTTTCCTCATTGTGGGAGAGATATATGTTATTGTATATATCAATTAAATCTAAATAAAAAAGAAGATAGAAGATATTATAAAGAATGTTATAAAATCTGGTTTAATATTTTTGGTAAAAAATTAAAGTCGCTTTAATAATTTCGCCCATTGAGATGGATCGCTTTCATTTGGGGGCGCATTAAGATATTCCCAATCATAAACTCCTGCAAAATTAGGATATTTTTTTTTAGTTTTAATAATTTCATGAATAGCATTTGGAAATGTTTTAGATGAAAATTGTCCCGATTCCATTCCCATTACAATTTTTTCAGGTGGATAATTATTATCAATTATAGATTTATATGTATCATAAGAAAAAGAACCATAACATTGAGTATTAAACCAGTGAATGTATTTCCCTTGTTTAGAATTATATAATTGTTTATAATTAAATCCTGCCATAGATGAACCATCATTTATCATTGACGGTGCAATTGGTGCCATGGTGATAATAAATTCTTCACCAAAATCATCAATAAGTTTATCAATTAACATTTGTATATTTTCTAATTTAGTATTTTCTTCAATATCTAAGTCGATCCCCTTGATCCAAGATTTTTTAGTGAGTAGTTTTTTTAATAAAGGATAATAAGTATTAAAATCACTAAATAATTCATTATAAGCTAATCCTGCTCCGCCAACCATTAACATAATAGTAGTTCCCCGAACAGATGCCGTATGTGTTTCTAACCATAAATTATTAAATAATGGATCCGTTGGTATATTATCATTAAGATGAATATTTTTAATATTATATTTATCTTTGCCGAAATGAATAGAAGATATGATAATAACATCTATATCTTGTAAATGAGTCATTAATTTATCTAATCCTACAAAAGTTTGATAATAATAAATAGTTTTCATTTATTAAAATATCTTTTTTATTCTTTAAATCTAGTTCATCATAAATTTCTTTATAAATTTTAGATTTAATTTTATTGTATTCATTTTTTAGTTTTATGATATCATTATAGGTTTTTTTGTCAATACCAATAATTTTACAAGTATTAGATTGGATATCCATATTATATTTTTATGAAAAGATAAAAAAATCAAATTTTTATTTATATTAATAATATATAATATGACAAATATGCAAGAACAGAATAATTGTTTTTATTTAGATAGTTCTATAAAACCTGCATCAGATATGTTAAGGAAGTGTGTTGGAAATCAAAATAGTCCATATAGTAAAGATTGTGGTGATAATCCATATAGTCAAGAAACTCAATATGATTTGAAAGATACAGCACGGATGAATGATATTATGATACAAAGGGGCATGATAGATTATTATGTTAATATGAATTATTTTGATAATTCAATAAAAAAAGATTCAGTAAAAAGCAATTCAGTAAAAAGTAAAACTGTAGAAAGTGTTGGTGGTATGGAAGGATTTATTGTCGATGATGGTCCGGGTAAAACAAAAATACAAAATGGCGAATGCCCTGAAGGATTTGCGAAAAAAAATGAAAAATGTATACAGGTGTGCCGGAATTGTATTTATAGAGATAATATGAAAAGTATGCAATATAATGAAGCAGATCCATGTTTCCCTAATGGAGTTTATGATGGCATTGATGGTATGGGTGTTATAAAATGTACTTGTGGTAATAATAATCAGTATTGTTCAAATAATTTCATAAAAAATTTATTTACGAGTGATGGTATGATGTTAATGGGGAATAGTATAATAATGAATACGGGTTTAACAGATTCAGTGAATAATTTATTTGATTTTGGTCAACTTTAAAAATCTTCATCAAGCAATCCATCAATTTCTTCGAGTGTGCGATCATCTTCTTCTTTGATTTGAGAAATTCGGTTTGTAATGACTTCTGTGAATCTCATGATATATGATTCTTTATCACTGAATGGCTTTGATCCGTATTTGAATGAAAGGGTAATTGAGATATGATTTTCATAATCATCTTCTGAGGATGGCGGCCATCCAATAAATTCATAATCAGGCTTTGACTTCACAAACTCTACAATTTGTGAACATTTTCCATTTTCATCAGCCTTAAATTCTTCTGGATTGTCAATTGAGATTCTAGCAGTCATCGCCGTATCACAATCATCTTCATGAATCATGCATTGACCTTTGTGGCGAACAACTTCTTTAATCATTCTTTTGAGACCTTCGCCCTTTTTCCCGATAATCTTTCCAATGAGTCTATCTGGCAAATCAATGACATAATGATGTGTTTTTAGGGGATTTACCCTAAATAATTTTTCTACATGTTTAGTAAGAGTTCTTTTTGCAATTTTTTGCATGATTTTGGATTCAGAGGAAATCTCGGCAATAATTCCATTTTCATGATCTTTAAGGATAATTCTCAATTTCGGTTTCTCTTCATCGATACGTTTTGGTGAAGACTGAATTTTATCATAGAATGACCATGATTCACTAATAACCGTCTTGAGATTTTTTGCTCCCTTGCCAATAATCTTCCCAATATCCCCTTCTTCCGTTCCACACACGATTCCATTGAGACCATTAAGTTCATAGGAGTGAGAGCTCATTTTGTGAGTAATTAAATATCTTTAATAAAAAGAAATTAGTTTAAATCAAATTTATTAAATATAGATATCATATATATGAATAAAATATTCATATATAATTTTATGAATAAAAGATGTTCACGAAAACCATCTAAAGGTTAATCAATATTATATATTGTAGTAGTAAGAGTAGATCAATAAAAACCATCTAAAGGTTAATCAATATTATATATTGTAGTAGTAAAGATATATTTTATTCATAAAAGATGTTCACGAAAACCATCTAAAGGTTAATCAATATTATATATTGTAGTAGTAAAGATATATTTTATTCATAAAAGATGTTCACGAAAACCATCTAAAGGTTAATCAATATTATATATTGTAGTAGTAAAGATAAAAATATCTGTATAAAGTTGTAACAAATTTGATTTGGGGTTATTTGTGTTTATAACCATAATGTTCCATTAGCTCAGTTGGTTAGAGCGCTGTGCTTATGACGCGGAGGTCGTGGGTTCGAGCCCCACATGGAACATTTTGTCACGGTAGCTCAGTATGGTCTAGAGCGCCCGGCTTTTAACCGGGTGGCCGGGGGTTCAAATCCCCCCCGTGATAATACCCGTGTGGTGTAATGGTTATCACACATGGCTTTCATCCATGCGATCCGGGTTCGATTCCCGGCACGGGTATAGATTAACTGGTCTTAAGGCAGTTCGGTATAGAAAATAATATGAGATAATTTTATTATCTGTAATTATTGAAGTATCGTCATACGATAAAGGTGATTATATGAGGGACGATTATAAATAACCATTATCTCTATCATCTGGGCAGTAGTGGTCCGTTGGTATAGTGATAAAATTGTCACGGTAGCTCAGCCTGGTCCAGAGCGCCCGGCTTTTAACCGGGTGGTCGGGGGTTCAAATCCCCCTCGTGATAAAGACTTGTCCGTCTATAAATGACTTTTGTCACGGTAGCTCAGCATGGTCCAGAGCGCCCGGCTTTTAACCGGGTGGTCGGGGGTTCAAATCCCCCTCGTGATACTTTCCTCTATAGCTCAGCCGGCAGAGCACCCGGCTGTTAACCGGTAGGTCGTTGGTTCGAGCCCAACTGGAGGAGAAGATTAATTACCTTAAGTAATTCGGTAAGAAAAAGTATCTTATCGTGATAGTATGCTAGGGTTCCCGAGTATGGTCAAAGGGGAGCGACTTAAGATCGCTTGCGAAACGCTTCGTGGGTTCAAATCCCACCTCTAGCAAATTCCTTATGGGAAATAAGTCCGTGTGGCGCAACTGGATAGCGCGTCAGACTTCTAATCTGAAGGTTGCGGGTTCGAGTCCCGCCATGGATACATGCTCATTTGAGCATTTAGGTAGCGTTCCCGAGCGGTCAAAGGGGAGAGACTCAAGATCTCTTGCAATATGCTTCGTGGGTTCGAATCCCACCGCTATCATTTTTTTTTATAATGGTCTCCCACCAACAATAGAAGAAGGGCACCAGGATTAGCAGAACAAGAAGCAGGACGAGAACAACGAGAATTAAAGGAAGCAATGGGATTATCCAAAATTGGATACAATATTTTCTTCTGAGGGGGTGCCACCCAGAACAAGATCAATATCACCAATGAGAATACCTAAATCGGCAGTTGATAGCGATAGCGATAGCGATGGGTTTTAATATTTTTTTAAGTTTATTTACTCAATAATAAATATATTTTTTTGTTCAATCTTTTTAATATTCATCACCGAATTAATATTATAATTACAATACCCATTTTTCTACCATATCATATATTCTATCTCTGTGAACATATAACCAATGATTAGTTATACTATTCTCTATATTCTCACTTAAATTATTTCTTTCATCCCCTCCTATATTTTGTTTTTGTTTATATATTTCTTTCAACATCGGCTTTTCCCCAGTTCCATTTAAAAACTCTTTAAACTTTTCGTATTCTATTTTATCTTTAGTTTCTTCGGGTAATTTCCAATCAATATATAAGTCCATAAATGCCACCACATAATGCTTATTCTCCAATTGTCGTATTGATCTTTTATATATTTTTTTGTTCTTAATATCTAAATCTTTATATACCCAGTATTCACCTTTAGATATATTTTCTTTTCTTTTCCTATCTAGTGTATTATTTTCATAGAATAATTCGTTATCATACATTTTCATAGTTGGTATTAATAATATATCTGCCCCTTTTATTATTTTTCTTATATCTAAGTTTATAGATAATTCTCTTTTACTTTTTGGTATATTGTAGGGTGATTTATAATTACCATATGATAAACACATTATTAACCATACTATACCTTTAAAGATATCTGTAATATTTAAACATAACTTACTATAACTTGAGCTCCATTTTTCACCTTTGCTCATTTTATATTCGTGTAAAAATTCACAGTCTACATTATTACATACATCTATCCCAAATAGTGATCCTACACCCAATTTATTCATACCATTACTATCAATAATCTGCTTTTTTTTCTTCTCCAAATCATTAATATATTTTAAACTTTTTTTCATCCCCCTCGCATTATTTTCTTGTTCATATTTTTCATATCTTTTTTTTTCAATTAATATCCTTCTATCAGCTTTCTTTAAAGCAAATCTCATATCGCCTTCTTTATCATCTTCCAACATATATGATATAAAAAAAAGATACATTTTCTCTAGAGGATTTAATTTATCAAACGCTTTTTCTGCAATTGAAGAGTTCAATATACTGATTGTCATGCACAAACTATTACATGATAGCTCTTTCACCATATCTTTAGATTTTAATACTTTCCATCCTTTCTTAAAGCCCTCATTAAGATAAGGGTATAAAACATAATCTTCATTTGTAAACTCATATGTAAAATTACCATTCATATTTGATAATGCTAGATTAATCAGGTCTATATATTTTTTTGCCTCTCTGTTTATTTTATGAGTTCTTCTTTTTTTTTGTCTTTTATTTTTCGATAAACGTTTAGATTTCCCCATTATATTAATACATATAAAAAATATTTATTAAGGTGTAATAGTTAGCACTTTGGACGACTCTGAATCCAGTGATCCGGCATTTACTGAAAATCCCGGCGAGACTTATATTTTTTTTTATATTTTACTATTATAATTATGGGAACAGAAATTCCAATAAATTTAGATACCTTTAACAAAAGTATTATAATAATATTTACAATTATAATATTGATATTGATAGGATTCAATAATAATGATCTTAATAATAAAGATCAAAGGGCAGATGATGTAAATACGGGTGATTCAGAGGATTCAGATGATAATATAGGTGGTTTTAATCTGTTACGAAATTTTATTTCTACTTATTATCCAGTTTTTTTAGGTTTATTATTATTATTATTAAGTAATACATTTAAAGATGGAGGTTATGGTAGTTTATTCTTTTTAGTAATATTAGTTAGTTATTTATCATCATATTCATTATCACAAGGGATGTTATATTATAATACCGAAGAGGGTACAGATAAAAAAACAGATGAATGTTCTATTGAATTATCTAAATCAAATATGTTTGAAACAAAAGAAATTACATTTTTTAGATTTATATATTTTACAACTCTTATAATTATTTGTATTTGTATGTCGTCTATTAAAGGTAAAGATGATTATTATTCATTTTTAACGCCATATGTATTTTTAATTCCGTTTATTTTCCCTATTATAACAGAAGTATTATCATTTATAGTTAACCAAATACACACCGATATTGGAAAAGATGAAGTAGTAGCTATTATTAAACCGGAACAATTATTGATTAAGTTCATGAGAGGTAAACATACTGGAATTAATACTAATAATGATAGTGAACCAGAGTTTAAAGATAGGAATTGGTTTATTACAACCGGAAAAGATGATGATGAAAATGAAAAGGGTATAGCATTTATAAATTCACATTTAATATATTCAATGTTATTTTATGGTATGTTAATGTGGTATGTATTAATTTATAGTTATAATATGCCATTCGCAAATACAGATAAATCATCAACACCATTAACAATTGCAATTACCATTATGTTAGGATATCCTATATTTATGAAATATATATTTATACAAGAATGTTCTATTGATAATATGTCCGATAATTTACCAGATGGTAAATATAATCCAGATAATAATGATAACGAAGGAATAAATGATTATAAAGATAGATTATATCGTAAAAATGAATTATTCTGTCAAATAGAAAAATATGGTGGAATACAATTATTATTATGTTTATCATTATTAATATTAATTACAACAAATACCAATTTAGGAAGAGATAAATTATTAGTATTAATAACAATGACACTATTAACATACGGATTAAGTCAGTCGTTTTATTCAATTGAGAAAAAACATGATTAAATTTTTACTAATTGAGTATTTTTATTACCAACTAAAGTTATTAATTTCTTTTTTAATAAAATATTTTCATTTAAAATATTACCAGAATCTAATTCTTTTAATTCATAATTTAGTATTTTGTCTTCTAAATTATTTATTTTTATTTTTAATTTTTTAGTTTCTTGATTACTCTCTATATCATTTTTATATTTTTCTATTTCTTTTTTATGTTTTTTTACTAACTCTAATATTTTTTTTTTTAATACAATATTTTCATCTAATATTTCCATGTTCTCTGTATCTTTTATTTTAAATAATTCTAATTCTACATTTAATGAATCATTATCTTCCTTTAAATGTATTATATTATCTATTTCATTTTTTAAATCGCTAATTTGAGAATTTAAAATGTCAATTTGTGTATTTAAACCTTCTATTTCTTTATCCTTTTTTTCTATTATTTCATCCTTTTCATAGATTACTCTTAATTTTTTTTTTAATGACTGAATTTCATCATTTAATGAATTTATTCGGGAATTATTTGTTTCAAAATTTGTTTTTAAATTTACAAATTGTCTTGGTTTATTATCCACAATCGGTAATTTTGTTTTTTCTAAATAATTATCAACTTTATAATCTAAATTTTTATTTTCTTTTACAGGGAAAGAATTATATGCCATCCGTGTAATATCATTTCTATCATTTAAATTTTTTGTATCATCTTTCTTTATAGAATTTAAAAAATAATTATTCATTAATTAAATTTTATAATATAATTATTTATTGATTTAAACAATTAACTAATAATTATATTATGAATATTTATGAAAAAAAATATACCAAAAGCTATTCGCGAACAAGTTTGGTTAAATATGATCGGGAAAAAATATGAATCAAAATGTTATATATCTTGGTGTAAAAATACCATGGATGTATTTAATTTTCATGTAGGACATGATTTACCTGAATCTAAAGGAGGAACATTAGATATTAATAATTTAAAACCAATCTGCGCTAGATGTAACCTTTCTATGAGCGACAATTATACAATAAGTGAATGGAATGATTTATCTGAAAATAAAAATAAAAAAAAATGTTCATTTAAATGCTGGTAGTTTAATTATAATATTTTCTTCAAAGTTTTTGTTGAATCATCTAATGATGATTTGTTTTTTTTCTTATCACTTTTCTTTTTTTTTGAAATATTCGCTTTTACTTTTTTAGGAGTTCTTTTAATAGAATATATTGGTATTGATTCATCTAAACTTTCATCCCTTTTATATTTATTAAATGAAACCTTATTCTTTTTCATTAATTCTTCATATTCTTTATTTTTCTTTCTTAATAATTCTATCTCTTTATCCTTTTCACCCGTTTTTAATAATTTATTCCTTTCATGATCTTTTTTTGAAATATCATACATTTTCTTTTTCATTAATTCAATATTACGTTTTTCATCTAATAATTTACTATTCAATTTATTTTCTTCAATCATTTTATTTCTCTCTATTTCTTTTTCTATTAACAGTTTTAATGATTTGACCTGTTTATTTTTCAAATATAAAGAATTTTTAATATAATTCAATTCTTTTTGTTTTCTTTCATAATCTCTTAATCTTTTTTGTCTCTCCTCACTTTCTAGACCATTTCTTTCTAGTTTATAATTTCTTAAATCCTCATTTAATTGTAATATTAATTTTTCATTCCTTTGTTTATCAATTATTAAAGAATCCAATTCATTTTGTAATTTATCTACATCTACACTTTCATCTCTTTTTATTTCTTCTTTTTTTATTTTAATTTTTTCTATTGATTTTTTATTTGATATACTTATAACTGTCCCATTTTTCAATTTTATAATATAATCACCCGAAGGTGTAATTCCAACTAATTCACCAATATTGCCATTACTTAATTTTACATTATCACCCTTTTTTATTTCACCATCTATTATTCTAATATCACTTGAATTTATTTCAATAATGGTTCCATCTTCTAATTTTATTATATATTTACCATCACTTGTTATACCTATTATTTCTCCCATCTTATTTTTTGATATAATTAATACATTATCACTAATATTAAATTTACTCTTTTCTTTTTCTTTTTCTTTTTCTTTTTCTTTATATAATTTCAAATCAGATTCTTTTATAGTGATAATACTACCATCTCTTTTCTTTACTTGATATTGTTTGTTATCCATTATTTTTATAATTTTACCAATGCTATTATCCGGTAGTGATACAATATCACCAACTTTAAATTTATTCTTACCTTTAGATATAGTTTTTGACTCACTTTTTTTACCCTCAATTCTCTCCTGTTTTTTTGATGAATCACTTGAATCACTACTACCTTTATTCCTTTCACCCTTTGTTATTTCCTTTTTATCATTTGTTTTCCTAAATTTCATTACATTATTATATAAATTACCCAATGTATCCGGCATATATCGTTGTAATAAACTTAATTTCTCTTTTCTAAATTTATTTATTTTACTTATATTACTATCATGTATTCTTTTATTTTTATAAAATATTCTTAATACATATCTTAATTTTAATTTATTTATAATATAATCAATGTGAGGAACTTTTATATTTTCAGGTTTTACCCAAAAACTTCTATTTTCGGGATTATATGGACACATATTTGTATTTTTAAAAAATATATTATCACATTTCATATTCGAATTCTTTTTTATTGAACTTAAACTATTATCAAACTCAATAGTACTAGACTTTTCTATCATAGATTTTAAAATATTGTGTATTTGACTTTTAGTACACAGATTATTCACACTATCATTATCATATGAGAAAAATAAAGAATTTAAAATATTTATTACATCAACCGTATATTTCATTATATCAACATAATCTTCAAAAGTCACGATTTTTACCTTTTCCTCAAAAAAATAAGAATGAATAATCGCTCTAATATATATATTATGATCAAGGTCGTGGCTGTCTATTTTTAAAGAATACATTTCAAATATTTTTAATAAATTATCAATCGTTTTTACTTTAATTATCTTGTATCTATATAAAATAGATGAATAAATATACCTAATGATATTAATATAAGCTTTATATGATGACATACCAGCCATATATAAAACTCTAATATTACTTAATTCAGTTACATAGTTATGCTCAATATAAGTCGGGTATATTTGACCAGTACCCCTGTTTGGATTTCCTACCATAACATCGACCTTCTTATTGGAGTTCGCGTCCACGCGCCACATATATGGGCGATAGTTGGCAAATGCAGAGTCATTCATCCTTCGCCATCGGGGCGCGTTCGCCGCCTGCCACGTCGGTATCAGAGGGCCATAACCTTTACCTTGTAAAATACTATATAGTATCTTGTTCTCATGCATCTCCCGTCTTATAAAATCTGCATAGTTATTATCATTATTAAATATGTACGTACTCCCTCCCCGCCCCCCCCCAATGCCTTTGTAGTCCCATTCAAGATGAATGACAATTGGTACATCTCCCAATATTTCAGATATGATAATCTTAATAATAGCATCTCCGTCATCAAACGCGAGTTCTCTCTCACCAGGATTTGCTGCACGACCCGGATCACCGTGTTTCACACTCACTATAGGCCCTCGCGCAAGCGCCAATGGTGGAATTGACTCCAAAATTCTTACAGTCTCAGGTGGAATATCATCAAATTTGTAATATTTATCATTATATTTTATAATTATTTTGTTATTGACCAAAGTTACATTCTCCACATCATTATAGTCGATCATACGGAACCCGTACAAATCCTCTCCGGCGTCTATAAGTCTTTCTATAGCAGAATTTCCTTCTCCAAAATTATTTTTAACATTATTTTCATCAGTCGTTTCATCAACATTCTCAATATATTTCATCACATGTGAATCTACTATATTTTTATAGTTGTCATTATCTCTTACAATATTTGTATCTACAAATTTATATGGATAATTATTATGATCTATATTAAATTTAATATAAAATCCAAGAGACCGGTATTCGCTCGACTCCATTTTGGCAGGGCGCAATCCGCGCCATCCCCAACCAGGTGGTGGCTGCCTCGCGTCTGTCAAGAATTTCTGTGATTCAGGGGAAATCATCTTGGCATCAAGAGATATAATAATATGATACGGCTTCACTATCTGATCCGGGTGCTCATCCCCTATAGTTTTTATAGACACATCAAAAGCACCTATATTATCTATTATAACTTCATTATTTAACTCTAATACATCTATTCCTTCTCTAAAATCATAATTTTTTAATTTAGTTTTGATAACTATATCATTTAGTGCACGATTAACTGCTCCGCGGAACCAGATTGGAAAATAATCATTTTGCCCATCATCCCATGCCTGTGTACCATCTTCTGTTAAATAATTACACTCCATCAATGTAAATGCTATATCATTTACTACTTTCGTTCCAATATTAATATTTTCTATTTTTATATCATTTTCATTTAAATTATTTTCATTAAAAATACTATCACTATCTAATCTATAATTTATATCATTAACGGGTAATAATGGTAGTAAATTTAATAAATAATCTTTTGCATCTTGATTTATACCTCCTCTCTCTAATAAAGTTTTTGAATAAAAATAATATGGAGTATAATAATTATCAATATATTCTTTCTCGGATGGACCATACAAAAAATAAGTATATAATGAACCAAAATATTGTCTTGTAAAATCTTTAAATATATCATCTAAACCCGAAATATTATCATACATTGATAATTCTTCATCTACAATTACATTTTTTTCTTTTTTAGAGGAATTATCAGTATTATCATTTGTTTTTGCTATTTTTTTTGATTCTTCTTCTATTTTTGATACTACTTTATTTATATTTCCATAAAATGAACTATAATTATCTATTATATATTTTATTATTTGTAAAGCAATATTAATATCATTTTGATTTGTTATACCATTTTCATAAAGACCTAGTATTATAAATGAATCAGATATATTTTCACCAATATAAATTCCCTTAGGCTCTAAATAATATAATACAACTTGTTGAGCGTATTTTCTGTATTTTTCTCCAGGGATAGTTCTCTGTGTTGATACTTGTAAATTAGATCTCTTTGGGGACTCAATTATAAAATGATTGATCCTACCGGCCGCCGCTTCCCTTATGGCTTGGTCAACCTCTTGCGGAGATGATGTTGCTCTCTGTATATTACCCACCATTGCCCCTCCCTTTTGTTTTCTACCACCCCCCGTCGCCGGCACGTCGAATTCCAGCTTTTGCACGTGAGGCGAGAATGACACCTGCGCTCCCCCGACAAACACATCGGGGGACGGCATTCTCGCGGGTTCGGCGGGTTTTATATATATATCAATAAGCTTACGAGCTATATTTACGCCCTGATCCTTGGTGAATCTAAATCTCGCGGCAAATCCGACAATGTCATTAGTGTACCCTTCCAGGTTGCCCCCCAACGCTAGGATGATCCCTTTTTTGAGAAGGGCAGGTTGTTCTGTCGCTATCTGTGTGTACATTTCTGTCAGTTTTTTTTCGTTAGAGCGCATGTCACTATTAAATTCTGCTGGGACCTCCTGATTTTTTTCATATGAAGTAATTACAAATGTTTCGAGAGTTATTTCTTCTGCTTCATTAAGTGGTTGTAAAGGAATTTTTAGATGATCGCATATATATTTTGCATCTTCGCTCCCGTCCGCCCACTGTCCCTGGAGTCCATCGCCCCATCCTTTAGTCACAAAGATTTGTTGTAAGTATTCCAAATCCGTATCATCGCACATCTCCCCACTCAGAGGCAATTTTGATTTATTTAAAAATCTATCGTTTTCCTTATCTTTGGTTAATTCTTCATACCATGTATCTATATGATTTATAGACATTAATTTTTTTTCAGTCTGTAAATTAGGTGGACGGTACAGTAGCTGCCTCCATTCGGTGGGTGTGAGAATATCACTACCTTTTTCAGGTGGAGACGGAGTCCTCGGTGGACTACCAGGCATCAGTACCGATTCGCCGTGAAATTTCGGTGCTTCGTCGATCCGTATCAATTTGACTACATCATCATGATGTGTTTGTGCTGCCTGTAACTCCTGATCTGCCTCCCGAAGTTGAGACTGGCTGACTAGATCTTGACCTTTACCCACAGCTTGTTGATTTTTCTTCGCTAACAAATCGGCTCGTTTCTTTTGGGCGTTTTGAACACGCAGCTTCGCATCATTAAGAGATTCAGCGACTTTCAGCGGGCCCAAGCCCGGAACTGGAGCACCAGCATGTGCTTTTTTTGGGGGTAATTGAGGTCCTCTCATTTGATTAACCATCTGCCCTTGAGCAACTCCGCCAACCCCGGCAGGATTATTTATATCATTATCAATTTTTTCTAGAACATTTAAAGAATAATGGTTCAAAAATATAGAATCAGATATTAAATCATAATATCTTGAAGGATCATCAATATTACCTACGGGTAATAAAAAATCATAAAATTGTGGAATAATTATTCTTAAATCGGTTGGCGTATTTGATAATCCGGTTATTTTTCTATCAAATTCTTGATAAATTTCATCCTTATTCATTCCATAAAATTTATTTAAAATATCATCAATAGTTGTATCATCATAACTAATTTGTACTTGTTTTAGGTTAGCTTTAAGATCATTTAATGCTTTAATAAAAGTTGTTGTATTTTGTAATCCACTTATTCCTTCTTCTATATTAGAATCATATAAATTATCAACATTAGTTACATAATTAGATTTAATAGGCATAAGGTAAGTTGCTAATTGTTTTTTTATTAATTGAATATAATTATCTCTTAATTTCATCCATCTATTTTTAATATTTTTAGAATCCGGATTTGCCACTTGTCCTTGATTACCAGATACATTTATTTTTGATTTAGATATTTCTATGAATTTATTAATAATAGTTTCTTCATTATCTCTATCACCGGATGACTGCGATCTCGATGTTCTTTCGCGCATTCTATTATTTATGATTCCAAGTAAATTAGTATTTTCTAATAATCCAATAGTATCTTTTTCATTATCTTTTAATTTTACTAATCCTAAATTATTAATATCAATATTATCCATTATTTGATTATAACCGAAATAATTTGATACATATTCTTTACAATCTTCAACTATTCCATAATTCTCATCATTTGATTTATAATTTTTATAAGCTAATCCTACAACCATAGCACCAATCAATCCTGTACTTAAACCAACTGAAGTTCCTAATATCCCAGAAATAGTTGCAGTAGCGGCTGGTGATTTTGATAGTTTAGATGTACCGGTTAATAAATAATTGAGTTTAGAAGTAATATTAGTTGTAAATGATTCATTTTCAATCATATAATCATATCTTTGTTTTGAAATATCATTAAAAATAACATCTTTAGTTCTTATTAATGGTTTTGGGTATACATTTATATAATCATTATTTTCACTTAATTTATATATTGATGATGTAAGTTTGTAATGATTTTCATCATAGTTATTATCGGTATCCTGTGTATATCTTTTTTTTGTTATAGTATCATCTCTAATGAAATTCTCCATATGTATCAATATAGAATAGGTTTTGGCTTCTTTAAATTTTAAAACTTCAACTAAATGAAAATAAGATTTTTCTGTATTACTTAAACGTGATTTTAATACATTATTAGAATCAGATAGTTTATGTCTAAATTCTAATATAAAAAATTTACTTTCAGTTATTCCTTCTTCAAAATATACTGATAATGAATCATTTACATCTTTAGTAAATGTTTTGAGATTACATTTTTTCCATGCATCCCCCTCGGTATGCGTCCAACGCCCCCCTGCCCCACCCCCCACCCGCCACGTGCCGACGTTGGCAGCGTCGCTCGGACATTTCTCAGGGTTTGATTTATAATCATTAGATACAGGGAATCCATTGGGTTTATTAATATCAAATTTTTTTTCTTCAAAAAGAGGATAACCTATTTTCCAATTATTTTTCATTAAGTTTATAAATTTAAGATAATCAAGTTCTTTATTATCAAAATTATGTATTTTTATATCATAGTCTTTTAACTCTTTAGTTTTTTGATTTTTTCCCTTTTTAATCAAATTAGAATTTTCTTTATTTAATAATACTTTAAATATATTTCCTGTATTTATATAATCATCGAATTCTTCCCACTCAGGATAATCACATCTAGATTCATTATTAACTCCATTTTCTAGATTTTCTAATAGTAGATTTTTTAATAAATTAGAAACAGAATATATAGAATTTAATTCATTTATTTCTTTTTTGCAATCAAAATAATATATTGGTAGTTTTGTAATTGTTAAATTAATAAATCTTTTTATGATTTCCATACTTTCTTTTGATTTTGTAATACTATATTTAGAACCAGAATAATCACCCCTTAATCCTCCCCAGTAATACTCGCTATATATATTTGCCCCAGCGGATCTCACTCGTTTATTTTCATTGTTCGTTAAATCATCGGATATCGATCCCGCATATACGTGAAAGTTTTCCGCTGAAGAGATATCCGGGATAACACGTTTCAAATCTATTATTCTCCATTGCCCATCCACCGGATGATTCACTACTGCCCCGCTGTACACCGAATAGCTGTTTCGGCGGGTTAACGTACTTACAAAAGTATATGGAATTTTTAAATTTATATTTTCTAATTTAGTCTTTTCTTCACGGTTAGTCGGGGCACGGTACAATTCAACTAAATTAGCATTCGCAGCGTCGGCTAACTTTTTCCACCCAGTCCAAGTATATACTAAATATAAAAATGGAATAAATTTAATATTAGATATACCATGATAAAAATTTTGATTTGTCCCGTTTGTTAAATGGATTACTTCATTATCATTTATTTTATACTTATCAAAATCACAATTATTAAATAATTTATCAATAATATTTTCACCATCATTTTCAAACCAGCTATGATTTTCAATTGAAAATGGACCAGAACATTTACCTTTTTCTCTTTCAATAGTTGAATTATTTCCGGTATATGTTTTACCTGTATAAACATTAATTTTAGGTCTCATCGCATTCGCAACTTCTGGCGTTATCTTCTGTCTGTGGTCGGTGGGGGCGCCGCCCGGCATGGCTTCGACCAGATTTTCATTTTTTTGCATTACGTTTTCCGTATTAATTTCAACTTCTTCACCTAAATATTCATTCATATCTATATTTTTTAAATTGATTTTTCCTGTATAAGAATAATCACCCTCAAGGTGTATTTGTGATAAATTAATTAATTGTATTATTGAACCATTTAAATTTTGTATAATACTTTGACATGATTGTTGAAAATCTTTAATTTTAATATCATCATCTTCAATAGTATCAATTATCTCATCAACATATTCTTTAAGTTCGCTCCTTGATTTTTTATCAGAATCTTTATCAGATAGTAATTTAATTGCTTTTATTTCAGTTTTTAATGAATTTAAATAAATTCCACTATCCATATTATTAATATTATTATATATATTATTTATTTATTGAAACTTAATCTTACTTTAATCTTATCTAATATTTTATAATTATTATCAAGTTCTATATATATTTTTTTATCCTTAAACTCCTCATATAAAGGATCAAAATCATTTAAATTTTCTGGATAATTATAAATTAATAATTGTATTTTATTTTTTAAAGTTTTTGTTTTTGCAATCATATTATTTTCTCTATGAATAATTAATTCTTTATTCTCAATATGTATATCTAATTTTAAATTAATTAATAATTTATGTAATTCTATAAATAAGTTTTTAAATTTATCATTAAAATTATTAGATAAAATAAATTCATCAATATTAAAATTAGTAATAATATTATTTTTACTTTTAATTTCTTCAACTAATCCTAAAATTTTAGAAAATGTATATTCAGAATTTAATAATAAATCAAATGCATCTCTTTCTAACATGTCAATCATATGATTATTTTTTAATCTATATTCATGAATATGTTTTTTTAATTTTATTATATATTCATTATTTTTACGATAATCATCTAATGAATCTATTAAATTTTTATAAATTTCATCACTTTGATAATTTTCATATAATAACATATTATCTTTTTCTAATATTTTATTATTTAATAAAGCAATCATTAATTCTGTAGCAAGAATACATCCGTGACCATTAAATCCTGTATTCGAAATATAAATAATTAATGTATCATTATTAATAATTTCCCATTCTAAATTTTTCTTACCAACAATACCAGATGTATTTGATATAAATATTCCTAATTTAATACCTGTTGTATCTAAATCATTATAAAATTTTTTTAATTGATCTCGATTAACATTTGTATCATAACTTTTAAATTCATATAATATTTCTCCATATGATGACTTACATCTACAATCTCCTTCATGACCAACATGAGCAACATCTGTAAATTCCCATTCTGGATATTGCTGAATTAATCTTTGAATACATAAATTTTCACTTAATCTTCCTTTCCTTGATGAATTTGTTCTTATATGTAATAATGCATCTAATTTATCATCTATCATATTTATTTTATCCCGATTATCATCTGTTGATTCAGTAATAATTTCACGAATAGGTTCTAAATAACTATTACAATTCATATTAACTTCACTCATTTGTATACTTTTTAATCCAATCGTTATTGCGGTCCTTAATAAATCATCTTTTTTTTCAGTGAATTGATCTAGATATTTTATATCTTCATCATTATATAAATCTAAATTTATATTCATTTTATCTATGAATATTACATAAGTTAAGTTTAAATAAGAAATATAAATTTTATAAATATAATAATGAAAGATTTATATAGTATTTTAGATATCTCTAAATCTGCAAATGATAATGAAATTAAAAAAGCATATAAAAAACAAGCATTTAAATATCATCCAGATAGAAATAAATCTAGTGATGCTGAAATTATGTTTAAAGATATTACAGAAGCATATGAAATTTTAATGAATACCGATAAAAGAAGATTATATGATAATTTTGGTTATGAATCTATATCCGGTGATATACCAGTTATTAATCCTATGGAATTATTTCAATCATTATTTAATGTTGATTTTTCTGGAGTTGGTGAATCCATGAATAGTAATATTTTTGTTTTTTCAGATTTATCATCAACACCATTTGGACCATTAGTTAATAAAATGACTTATAATTTAGAATGTACTATTGAAGAATTATATAATGGAACACAAAAAGAATTTTCTGTATCTCATATGACTAAAAAAGGAAAAAAAAATACAAAATATATTATTAATGTCAAAAAAGGATCAAAAAAGGGTGATAATATATTAGTTAAAGAAGGTGGGAATTATATTTCCCAATTAAATATTACTGAAGATTTAGTTATCCAAATCACTGAAAAAGAAAATAAAAGATACAAAAGAATTGATAATGATTTATATATTACAGAAGATATTACTTTATCTGAAGCATTAACTGGATTTATTTTATATATAGATCATTTAAGTGGTTCATTACAAATTAAATTTAATACTATTATAAAACCAAACCAAATGTATCAAGTATTTGGTAAAGGTATGCCCATTAAACATGATAATAAATCATTAACCGATGGTAATGATATAGATTTTGGTAATCTAATAATAGATTTAAATATAGTTTTCCCAGAAACTCTTAATGATAAACAAATTAAATATTTAAGACAATTATTAATTCACTTTGATAGAAAGGAAAATGATGGAATATTAGTTGATGCATACTATTTTAAAGAACGAGAAGAAGTAGCAAAAGAATTTATTAATGAAGAAGAACCCAGTGGATGTGCTCAACAATAAATAATTTAAATACATCTTAAATTATGAATAATTATGAATAACGTTTTATATATCTTAAAAGTATTTATTTATACAGGTGGTATTCCTATAGTATTCTTACCTTTAATATTAAAACTTATTGACTATCTCGGTAAAAGATTTTTAAAATAACTAAATTTGATTTTATAATGAATTGATCAATTCAGTATAAAATGGATTTCCTAAAAGATTTAATAAAAATTAATAATGAAATATATTTAGAAAAAATAGCAAAAGAAAAATATTTAGATGAAGATGAAACTATTTTATTTATAAATAAATATAATAAAAGTAATAATAGATTATTTAAATCTCATAAAAAATATATTATCGATGAATATAAAGAAAAAATAAATAAATATCGCGTATAAAAATGAATATAAAAATATAAATTTATAGTGAATAGGAATATTATTATATAGAATATTATGTTGTTAAACCTATTCACCGGTGGTCACAACCATTAATGGTGAAAAAAATAAATATGAGATATAATCTCTATTAATTTATACTACATGATAAAAACAACTTTATGAAATGAATGTCTTTATTTGACAATGTAAAATGTTTTTATTGGTTTTTGTATAAAATAAGTTTTTAAGGTAATTTTTCGTGTTTAATTATAAAAAATAATTAAATGTATAAGTATAAATATATGGAAAGTAATTTTTCTTTTGTTAATGATTTTGTAAAAAGTAATAATAATAATCAATGTAATATTTTTGGTGAATCTAATAATTTTGGAAATTATTTTCAGCAATGTTCTGCTGATCAACAAAGTGCTTTATGGGGATCAAATAAACCAGTTTCAGATAATTGTATGAAACCTCAAGAAGGAACTCCTTGTCATAGTATTTGGAATAATCAAACAAGAAGAAAGGGGGTTGCTCAAGATAATCGTAAATAATGATTTATATAATAAATTTAAAGTAATTCACTATAATAATTATATTTATTTTTTAATAAGTTGTTCATAGTATATATTTCACCTTGTTGATCTAATATAAGTTTACTGCAAAAATCCATTAAATATGGATGATTTGTATATAATAATAATCTTTTTGACATATCAACCGCAACTTGATGATGAGGTATCATATGTCTTAAATATGATTCATCTGTAACCTCCATTCCTACCATATGTTTCATATGATCGTCCGGTTTAAAGAATAAAGGATTACAATCACCATCACTAGATTTTGACATAGTTGGTTCATAAAGATCCATTTTAGTTTTAAATTCATCTATTTTTCCTTTAATATCATCAAATATAGTATTACTTAATTTATTTTTCATTATAGTCATTTCCCATATTTCATAACCTTGTTTGCGAATAATATCTCTACATAAATGTAACATAACTGGATTTTTCGTTTTAGGAATTAACATATTACTCATATCAATTGCAACTTGATGATGAGGTATCATGTGAACTAAATAATCTATATCAGATAACATATCGGTACAAGGATTTCCATTACTAAAACCATGATCCATTTTACTATGATCCATTTTACTATGATCCATCTTATCATGATCCATCTTATCATGATCCATTTTACTATGGTCCATTTTACTATGATTTATTTGATTATAATTTATTTTATAATGATTCATATTGCTATTATATATATATTTAAAAATAGAATATAAATATATATAAATTATTTATAAATGTCTATGAAATGTAAATATATTACAACTGATAAATTAAGTATTGATAGAATAAGTTTTATAGATTATGAATGTGATGATATGAGTATTACAAATAGTAATGATAAATCATATAGTGAAAGTAATACTTTAGATAAAGATGATCCTTGTTTTGGATATATTCAGGTAAATTATTTAGAGAATCCATTTGTTTATGTAACAACGCCACCATTAAAATGTTTATTTGGTATTCAAAATAATAATAATAATTTTCATATGAATTTACAATTTACAAATTTAGAAGAAGATAATAAAGTTAAAAGTTTTTTTAATTTTATACAAAATATAGAATTTATGTGTATGAAACATTTAGGATTAAATGAAGAAGATGGAGATAGATTTATGTCTCAAATTAAATATGATAAAAAAGGATTATATGAACCTAATTTAGCAGTAAAATTACCATTTCATTATAATAAATTTATTACTGAATTATATTCTGAAAATTCATCAATTATTAATATATTTACAATTAAAAATTTTCAGTTAATGGAATGTGATTTATATATAGATAAAGTATGGCGAATGAATGATAAATTTTATTTAAAATGGAAATGTAAAGTCATACATGTTTTATAAATTTGATTTAATACTTATTATTATTTTAATAATAAAAAAAGTAATGAGTAAAATTATTGAATATAGATTGGTTTATGCTGAACTTTATGATGACTTTATTAAAATTATTAATAAACTGATAAAAAGAGGTTATCAACCATATGGAAATACATTTATGGCGAAGGATCCTATTAATAATGATTCATGTTATCATCAACCTATGGTAAAATATGAACCTATGATTAAAAAAGAACCTAGGTGGAAATCATGGAAAAGAGAAACAGAATTAGAAAAAAGAGGTCTCAAAGATGATAATGATGAAATTATAGAATTAGATGATATATCATTAAAAAAAACAAAATCATATTAATTACATAATGGACAAACTTCTTTCTTTTTAAACCATAAATTTAAACATTTAGTATGATAATAATGACCACAATTATTAATAATAGATAATTTATCATTTTTTTTTAAAGATTCTAAACATATTATACATTCTGTATCATAAATTTTTTTTTGTATTTTATAATTTGTTAAATTATCATTTGATGGTTTAATACAACATTTGTACATATTTTTATTATAGATATAATTATAATAAAAATATTTAAATGCGTTTTCCTAGATGATATATCTTCTAAATTTTATTATAAATGAGCATTTTTAAATATAATGAATTAAATTTTAATAAAGTTAAATATGATTCTCCTGAAAAGAATGGTGTTTTTTATTATTCATCAATTAGTTATGATAATGAACCATTTCTTTTACAAACACCAAAAATGATTTGTAAGAATAATTTAAGTGAATTAATAGAGAAAAAAACAAATTTAGAAATTGAACCATTAAATATGGATTTTAGTTTTTATGATTTTTTAGTTAATTTAGATGATAAAAATATAAAGGAAACTTTTAAAAATAATACAAATTGGTTTGGAAAAGAAATACCATTAGAACAAATAAGTGATATGTATAAAAGAACAAGCATTCCAACTAAAAAAGATAGTAAACCGAAATATTCATTTAAAGTTCCAATTATTAAAGATAAAATCCAATGTCAATTATATGATCAAAAAAAAATCTGTTTAGAATCTGAAAAAGTAGTACAAAACACTGAAATAAGTTTAATACTTCACATTAAAGGATTAAAATTTTTAAAGAATAATTATTATTGTGATATTTATATTTCACAAATAAAGGTATATAGTGAAAATAATAAATATAATATTTTAGATAAATATGCATTTAATGATAAAGATGAAGAAGAAAATGAATTAAAAGAATTAGAAAAAGATTTAATGTTAGATGAAGATTTTATTCAGTCAATGAAAAATAAAGATATTGAGAAAGAAAAATTATTAAAAGAATTAAATATAGAAAGATCTAATTTATTAAAATATCAAGAAAATATAAAATCCATGGAGGAAAGATTAAATGATTTTAATTAAAGTATTTTTATTTTTTTTTTTTTATTTCCTATATATATAAAAATGGGATTTGATTTAATGAATTGGTGTGAAAACAATCAAAATGTATGTTTATTTTTATTATTATTAATTGTTTTACAATGTACTGGTTATTTAACGAAAGTTTTAAATATGTTAGGTTTTGAAGGATTTGAGTTAGGTGATATGACAACAAATGGAACTGTTGCAGCCGCGGAAGAGTTTGGAAATGAAGCTCAGCAAGCTGTGACCGGTTTAGGTAGAACTCCATCTTCTTGCTATCCACAACAGAAATTAACACCTGAAGATTTATTACCAACCGATGAAAGTAATGCAATTAAAGAATTTAATATTGCTAAACCTGTCGGTGAAGGAATTTTACAAGGAGTTAATATGTTAGATTCTACTTATCATGTTGGCGTTAACACTGTTGGTCAGAGTTTAAGAAATGCAAATAGACAACTAAGATCTGATCCACCGAATCCTCAGGTTAATGTAAGTCCCTGGATGAATACTACTATAGGTCCCGACCTACCCCGAAGACCTTTAGAAGTTGGAGAGAATTGTCCTGGTGCTTAAAATTTGATTAATATATTTAAAATTACATTATAAATATATATTTATAAATGGAAAACGAAACTAAATTTAAGGCAAATCCTTATAATTTTAATAATATCTTAATTTCGAAAGATGATATTATCAATATTATGAAATCACTTAATATTGATAATTTTAATTTAATTAATTTAGATCTCTATCAAAGAGCATTTATTCATAAATCATATTGTAAAATGAAAGATTATGAAGAATATCAAAAACCCGATAATTGTTTAGAATTATTTAATGTTTCATATGAAACATTAGAATTTATAGGTGATTCATTTTTAGGTAATATTATATCTCATTATTTATATCAAAGATATTTTATTAAACACAATAAAGATGAAGGATTTTTAACGAAATTAAAAGTTAGATTTGTTTGTGGCGAACAATTAGCTAATTTATCAAATAAATTAAATGTAAATAAATACATGATCATATCAAAACACATAGAAGATAATTGTGATGGTAGAAATAATCTTAATATTTTAGAAGATATTTTTGAAGCATTTGTAGGTGCATTATATACTGATACTAATGATTTTAAACTAGTTGAGAAATTTATTATTAATGTTATTGAAAAACATATAGATTTTACAGATATTATATTAAAAGATAATAATTATAAAGATCAAATATTAAGATATTTCCAACATAATTATAAAATTTATCCAACATATAAGACACTGAAAAATACTGATGATAATAAATATTGTTGTAAACTTTATAAAGGAGATGAATATATAGAATGTGGTTATGGTATAAGTAAGAAAAAATCTGAACAGGAAGCATCTAAAAAAGCATTAATGAAATTTTGTGTTTTATCTGAATAATTTTAAATGAATATATATATAAAATGGGAGATGAACCACAATTTGATGAAATGATTAAAGATGGAACATTAGATCCAGAAAATTTTATAGGAACAGAATATTCTAAAGAAGAACAACAATCTAGTGAAGAAGAACAACAATCTAGTGAAGAAGAACAACAATCTAGTGAAGAAGAACCAGAAGATCCAAGTTCTGAACTATTACAAGAAAGTGATTTTGATAATAAAACTATTTCACAACATAGAAAAGCATATATAAAATGGGTTAATGAAGATTTTTATGAAAGATTAAAAAATCTTAAACCAGATTCATCACTGAAAATATATCAATTATTAGTTCAAAAATATCTATCTATAGATACTCCTTATAGAGGATTATTAGTTTATCATGGATTAGGTACAGGAAAAACTGCTACAGCAATTTCATTAGCAGAAGGATTATCAGGTCAAATGAGAATTAATACCTTATTACCAGCATCATTAGAATCTAATTTTATTACTGAAATAATGGGCGATCCAGTAACAGGTAAAATGGGATGGGGTAAAGATGAATTAAATAAAAATAATAATTGGGAATTCATTAAATTATCTGAAGTAGATGAGGACTTTAAAGATAAATATAAATTAGATGGCAAAGTTCTTCGTAAAATACAAAATTCTACAGTTACTGAATTACGAAAAAATAATTTTGATAAAAATGTAATTAAAGATGGAAAAAATATAAGAGGATTTTTTATTCCTAAAAAAGATGGCAAAAGTTATGAAGAATTTAAAGAACATGAAAAAGAATTTATTAATCAAGAAATTAATTATTTAATAAGAACAAAATATAATTTTATTCATTATAATCCATTTCCTAAAGTAAAATCATCAATGATTGATGAATTTAAAAATGATGAAGAAATTGATGAAGATTTATATTTATTAAATGAAGATGAACAAAAAACAATTAATACAAATAATAAACGTATTGTTAAAGATTTAGAAACTAGATTAAAATTTAATCGTAAAACATTTAATGTTGATTCTCCATTTTATGGTGAATGTGTTATTATAGATGAAGTTCATAATTTTGTAAGAGAAATATTAAATCCAGCATCAAAACCTTCTAAAGTATTTTATAATTGGATATTAAATGCAGAAAATATTAAATTAGTTTTTTTATCTGGAACTCCTATAATTAATAAACCGGCAGAAATCGCTGTATTATATAATATGTTAAAGGGATTAATAAAAATTTATTCATTTACAATTATAACAAATATAGATACAGATGTAATCACTAAAAAATTAAATGATATTTTTTATAAGAAAAAATCATTAATAGAATTATTCTATGTTGAGAAACAAAAAGGTAAATGTATAATATCATTTATTCAAGAAAGAACAGGGTTTGAGTCTATAATGAATCCCGATGATGAAAATAAAATTATTTTTACAGTACAACATCGTAAAGAAGGATTAAAAACATTTGATGAATTTATATCACAAATTTATTCTGGTTTACATAAAATATTCAAAGATGAAGATATAACACCTTCTAAACAAACTTTTGATGAATTATCACCTGGTAATAAATCCGGAATATTAAAAGGTAAACAATATACCTATGATAAAGATTTAAATATTCCATTTAATAAAAGACAAAAATTATTTGATATTTTAGTTGATGATGTTTTAGTTGATATGACAAACAATGAAAATTTTATGAATTACTTTTTTGAAGGGAGAAATGAAGTACCTGATATGAAAAGAATATTAATAAAAAGAATGTTAATGGGATTGACATCATATTATCCTATTGATAGAACTAGTATAGTTGATATCCCATCTACTATACAACCTGATATTCATATAGAAGAATTTAAAAATTATAAAATAGTTCAAAATTTAAATGTAGTCCCATGCATGATGAGTCAAACTCAATTTGAAAAATATACTGAAATGTGGTCTAAAGAAAAATCTATAGATGCTTTAGCTAGAATGAGAAATTATGATGAAGATTCACCATTCCATTATCATATGAGAACAAGACAAACTTGTAATATGGTTTATCATAATGATGACTTTAGAACAACTAAAAAAACTGAAACAAATACCGAAGAAATAGAAGATCTAAAAGCTAAATCTTATCAATCTATTATGGATAATCAAAGTCTTAAAATAGACAAAGATTTAAAAAATTTATCACCAAAAATGTATGAAATTATGAATAATATTAATAAATTTATGAAAGATACAGATGGAGGAAAAATACCAACTGGTAAAATATTATTTTATAGTGATTTCAGATCAGATGGTGGTTCAGAAGCATTTGAATTAGTTTTAAAAAGTAATGGATATGAAAAATTTAATACTAAAAACCCACAAAAAGATAAAGGTAAAAGATATACTTTTATTACTGGATCAGAATCACAAGAAGAAAGACAAATTAGTAAAGATCATTTTAATCATATTGATAACAAAAGGGGAGAAAATATACAAATAATGATTATATCTAGTGCAGGCGCCGAAGGTATTTCATTAACTTGTGTAAGACAAGTTCATATTTTAGAACCATTTTGGAATTATGTTCGCATCGATCAAGTATTAGGAAGAGCTATTCGCATGAGATCTCACCTTGACTTACCAAAAGAAGACAGAAATGTAGAACAATATTTATATTTAACTATGTTACCTAAAGGTATTTCATTAGAAGATGTATACAAATCATTAAAAAATGATATCAATCAAACATGGATATTACCAACATTCCCCGATGAATCTATCAAAACAGAACTATCTAAACCTGATAATAGAGAAACAAAAGAAATGATTGATAATATTATTAAAATTAATACCGATACTAATGGAGAAAGTGCAGATATTCATTTATTTGAGATTATGGAAAGAAAATATAGAGTTTCATTAGAAATTAATTCTATCATTAAAGAATCTTCATTAGATTGTATACAACATACCAGAGATGATCCCGAACTCAATGATAAATGTATACGATTCTCTGATAAACTTACTGGAGAAATCGCTTATTTCCCAGGTATATCAGCAAAAGTATTAGAAAATATTGATGTTATTCAGTTAAAAGCTAAATATTTATATCATTTAAAACCTAATATATATGTTATTTCAGCATCTAATGATGAAGGTAATAATGTATTTATTTATTATGAATATAAATCACAGCAAAATGATGATAATATTGATATAAGATATATTCGCGAAAATGGTAAAAGATTATGTGATTTATATGTTGATACCATGATGATATTAAATTATGCCGATAAAGATCATTCTTATAATAATAAATTAGGAAAAGAATTTTCAGTTTATCAAGAAATCTACAAAATTAATGATACTATTATTGATGAATATATCACTATTGATAAATTTCCACCTCTTAAAGAAATAATAAATAAAGATTCTTTACTTGGATATAAATTAAAATATAATGTAAATGATACATTTTATTACATGGGTTTAGATAGTATTTTACCTGAATATTGTATACAAAGAATATATCCTTATACTTTCTATGAAAAAGAAAATTATAAAATTGACAATATTAAACCAAGAGTAATCTATAAAGGGGATTTATATATCAAAAATTAAAAAATATTATAAAAGAATACTATATAGAGTAGGAAAAACATAGTAAAATCTACTAAAAGAAAAAAGAAGAAATATAGATAAAGATGTGGATTAAGTGTCACATTTGTAAAGGTTCTGGAATTAATCCAATTAAAAATAAAAATAAATTATATCATGATAATACTGATATTTTATATACTCATTGTATAACATGTTTTTGGTGGTATATAATGAGCACTCAACAAAAAGGTTTAATATGGGTTGATGATAGTGATGATCCTATTAGTCCAATAGAAGATCCAAGTTCATAAATTATCTGCGCTTAGATCTGCGCTTAGATTTTCTCTTTTTAGTGTGTTTTCTCTTTTTAGAATATTTTGTACGTTTAGAATGTTTTCTACGTTTAGATTTGTTTCTCTTTTTTTTACCTCCACCTAAGAATTTAACAAAAGGATCTTTTGCACCAGTACCGGACTCCCCTGTACCATTACCGGACTCTCCTGTACCAGTACCAGATTTGTTTCTCTCCGCGTCCCCCCTGCTCATTTCCCAGTATTTTTCACTGTGTTTTTTGACCGCATCATCACCCGTTCTTTTTTTTGGCATTATATTTATATAATATACATAGAAAATTATTTTTCAATATTTAGAGTAATATTTTTATTCATTTGTATACATGAATAATTTTTATTAAGATCTATTTCAGATAAATTTGTTAATAGATAATTCTGTGCTATTTTTTTAACAAATAATGTTGTTATAATATTAATTTTATCATTAAAAAATAAACCTAATTCATCATCAATTTGAATATCATGATTTTTAATATCTAAACATAAATATTCTTTATTTTTAAGTTTTATTTTTTTAATATTATGAATATAAAATATATCATAATTAACTATAGGTGAATTCATTAAATAATTTTTAATTTTAATATCTAATATATTAGAGCATTTAATTTTAGTATCTGTAAATGTTTCATAAATATAATATTCTAGATTGCCAAACTTTTGTGTTTCTTTTAATGTAAATAATAAGTTATCAGTATTATTAAATAAAATATTAATATTAGGATTACTAAATATTAAATTTTCTTCTTTGGGTAATGTAATATATTTTGGTGTAAATATATTAAAATTTACATTTAAATTAAAATCATATCTATTTTTAGAATTAATATTCCTTTGACTAGAATATAATAATATTTTTTGTGATATTGGTATTATAGGTATATCATTAATATTTATATTAGTATCATTAATTGGTATATTAATATTATTAATTAGTGGTTTATTAATGTTATTTTTTATATCATTTATTATTAATTCTCCTATTATATTTATGACTTCTTTATTTAAAAATGATAATTCATCCGTATCAATTTGTTCAAATATAGTAGGATAATTTAATCTATAAATATTGATATATTTATCATCATTAATGATTTGAGTGTTAGTTTCCTGAAAGATTACTTTAGATAATGTTTCAAACATGAAATTTTTATTTTTTTTAGAAAAATACATGTCATATAAAGACATAGTTAAATTAAAATAGTTAATTTATTTATAATTTAAACATAGTTTTAAATATAATTTTTAACCGCCAATTTGATCACTTAATTCGTCTCTTCTTATATCACTTCGTTGTTCCCGAGTATAAGGGGTTGTAGCTCCTTCTCCTATTATAGGATTACCTTGTTCATCTAAATTTGTTTCTATATAATTTAAGTTTTCCCGAAATTCTTGTTCATTAAAAGGTTCACCTTCTCTCCTTGCTGATGTCCTAGCTGCTTCAACTAGTCTATCTGCTATATTTGTATCTGAAGCTATATCACCCGCATATCTTTCAGTTCCTTGACCAAAACTAGTTGGTCCTGTATTTTCACCGGGACCCCCTCTTGTCATTCGCGAATCAATCTCATTATCGTTTTGAGTTAATAACATATTATTATTATAAGTATTATCTATTTGATTACCAGGTACATTCATTGTACCAGTTAAAATATTTTCGGGTGCATTTAAAATAGAATCGCTTGGGAATGCATCAGAGGGTTGATAAAAATCATAATCGGGAAATAATTCATAACTTTCATTACCCTGTACATCAAAATATCTACCGGAATTAGTTACACCAGTATTTCTTCCTGGGAATATACCCGAAATTATATCATCAACTGTGGGGCAAGTATTTACAGGACATTTAGGGCATTCTTTATTTTCGGGGCAATTACAATCTGGGCATTCGGTTGGTTTTATATCATCGCTTGTAAGCATTTCACTATTAAGTTCATCTAATTGATTTTCATTTTCTTCTTTTAATTCTTTTATATTTTTATTTAAATCATTTATTTCATCTCTTAATTTATTTTTATCTTTAGTTGTATAATAAACCATTGATAATAAAACAACTATCAAAAAAAATACAATAAATAATAAACCTGTATTATATCCACTTGATGTATTAAATATGTAATTAAACATTCTATAATTAGTTAATATATTTTATTTATTTAATAAAATATTCACTTCTTAATTGAGACATTTGTCTATCAGTTAGTTTACTATTTAAATATTCATCAAATGATAAACCCTCTAACATTTTTTTTATAAAATGTATAGAATACATTCCACATTGAGAATCATATTTTTGATAAGGATGATCATTAAAAAAATATAAAATATTCATATTATTTTTTTCCCCTTGTTTTTTTATTTTATTTATTAATCTTTGAACATGTTTTGATGGTTTTTTTCCATAAGAATCAAAATAATAAATAGATGGTTCATTTAAATTATATCCACCAAGATCTATATACATAGATATCCAATGTTTACCACCTTTTGTACTTGGATCAGTATTAAATACAATTCCAATTTTATTTTTATTATCAGTTAAATGTTTATTTAAATCAAATGAACATAAATTACTCACAGAACATTTATTAAAATCCATAGGAACAGCACCATAAAAATAAAAATTTTTATCTGCTTCTACATGTTGATTTAAGCATTTCTCAATATCATCTGTACCCAACCATTCATTATAATCTTTTAACCATGTCTTTGGCATTTTTGGTTTAAACATTTTACTAAATTTTGGTCTATTCGAACCTAATTTTTCCATTAAATTTTTTATTTTTAACCAACACTCCTCTGATGAGCAATTTGATATTTCACTTATTTTTATACATACATCCCCGTGAATATTTTCTGGATTCTGTGAAGTATCTATTTGTGAATATTTATCACTATTAGATTCATTTAATATAGTCGCTATTTTTAATATTAAATCACTATCTAAACATGAATTATTTACATCTGTTTCTCCGGGAGAACAATGTTTTTCTTTATACATTTTTTTTTTTGCTTTAGCCCTTGCACCACCCCTTAAATCTATACCACCATATTGATCCATCTATATAAATATATAAAAATAAAATATATTTAAAGTTGTGATTGGTATTTTAAATAAATGGATATTTGTGAAAAGAAAAATCAAGTTCAGAATCTTTTAAATGATATTTTTAATGAATATAATCGAATGAATGAAACAAAAATACAATCTAATTGTGAAAATAATCTAGAAATGAGAAATATGATAGATACTATAAGATCATTAGAAACTACATCAACTGAAAAAGATAATAAGATACAATCATTAGAAAAAACTAATCATGAATATAGTAACATGATTAATGAATTACAATCAAAACTAGAATTAGAAAAAGAAGAAACACAAGAAGAAAATAAATTTAAAACTACTATTATTCAAGCAAATGAAATTCATAAAAAAGATATGGAAATTGAGAGATTAAATAATATTATTAAAGGATTAAGAGAAAAATTAAATACCGATAAGAAAATCGATACTATTTTAAATAATATTGATACTAATGTGAAATTAGAAGTAGAAGAAATAGAATTTAGAGAACCCGAACCATCCCCCCATGGATCAATTCATGAAAATGATAATCTAGAAGAAAATATTTCCAATACTGAACCAGAACCAGAGCCAGAACCAATTCATGTAAATGATAATCTAGAAGAAAATATTTCTAATCCTGAACCAGGTAAAATCTTAACTGTTAAATATAAGAATGTTAAATATTTAGTTTATGAAAATGAAAATCCTCAACATGTATATGAATTTAATACTGATAAAAATCCAGAAAATATAGTTGGCAAAAGAACACGAAATGTAAAGACCGGTAAATATAAAATTGCATTAAATTAATATTATTTCGTTTTTAATAATTCTATATATTTTTCACTAATATCTTCTTTTGATACTGTATTTTTAAAAGTACCAAAAAACCGTTTTGTATCATTTAGATATACCTCAATTAAATATGGATCAATATAATTTTTTTTACATACCAATTTAGTATTATTTAATTTTTCTGCTACCTTTTCTACACATTTATTTATATTTGTCTTTTTTTGAGATTCGGATAAATCTTTATCTGAATTTAATAATTCAGTAATAAAACTTAAATTTGCTACCCATGTTCTAAAATTTTTACTACTAAAATTACCAAACTTTTTTAAATATTTATTTACATCTATATTTTTTAATGAATACCAATTATTACCTGTACGATATGCAAATATAGATTCATTAGGTCTAAATGTTCTTTTTTTTATTCTTAAATTTTTACTTAATCTTTTACTTCTTATTTTACCTTTATTTCTTACACCTTTTTTCCCTATAAAATCAACCTCAACAATTTCACCCTTTATTTTAAAATGTCTTGGCTCAAGAGTAGTCGCTCCATAAGAATTATTTTCATCTCTATATTTTTCTGAACCAACGCGAATACCACACTCAACAACTAATAATATTGCCATAGCTATTTGTTTATTTTTATTATCACCTTCTGTGTGAATATCTCTTTTTACCTGATTCATAATTTTCTTATATGATTCACCGAAATCTATCATTTTCATAAATTTCTTTTTATCTCTCTTTTTTGTGAATGTCTTATTATAAATATACTGAGGCCTATCCTTTTCATCATAACCAATCGCTAATACCTTTTCTTTATTATTTAAATTAATTTTAACATCTTTATATGCAGGTGGAATATATAATCCTTCTAATACTTTTTTTGCTACCGAATTATCTATTTTATTTGATCGTTTGTCTAAATATTGATAAGAATATTTATCATTTCTTTTACTTTTTATTTTTCTAATTATATAATCTTTCATTCTAATATAATTATATATTTTATAATTCCATTAATGTATCTCTTTTTAATGAATACCTTTTCTCTATCTTCCTTTTCTTTTTCATAAATTTTAATAATTCATCAGCCTTATCTTCTGAACCAAGGAATTCAGTAAAACATTCTTTATAAAATTTAGTTGTATAACTTTCATACGTATTTGTTATCTGTGGAGATATACTAGTTTTTAATGAATGTATATTAAAAATTGGTAATTCATTCTTTTCTTTATTTACAACATCTAATTCACTTAAAATTTCTCCATTTAATTTTTCTTTTTTTTCTCTTAATGTTTTTAATTTATCATTATATTCTTTCATTTTATTATCATAATGAACCCATTCAACAATTCGTTGTTCCATTATTTATTATAATATCCATCTTAAATTTTAAGTATAAAATTAAAAATAACAAATTTTAAGATTTAAACATAAAATAATAAAAATTGATACTACAATAAATGCAATAATAAATGCTGAACCAATAAAATATGGATATAATTGTTCTAATACTTTATCAACAATTGGTTTTATAATATCATTATTAATAACATTTATATGTTCATCTTTTTTTAATTCACTTTTAATCGAATCTAAAATTTTATTTGTTATTACCTCAAAAGACATAGTTAATGTAGGTATAGTTAATTACTATTTTTTTTAAACTTATCTCTTTTTAGACCTTTTCCTACGCTTACTGGATTTTCTACGCTTTTTATTTTTTGATGCTCTCATAGTAGATCCTCTATATAAAGGATTAGACATTTCTCCTAAATTATGTTTTTTCATATATTCTTGACATTTTTTATGTTCTTTTAATAATTTTTCATATTTACTATTTGTTTCACTTTCTCTTACAACATACATTCTTAATTTATTTTTAGTTCTATCCAATTCAGCATCTTTTTTTGATAATTTTTCTTTTAAATCGCTTATTTCTTTCTCAACTTGTTGTCTGTATCTTTCAGTACCCATTTATAATTATACTTTATATAAAAAAATAAAAAATTTGATAATGGATTTAAAAATATATAAACTAAAATAATTATCCTAATCATGGGAATTAAAAGTCTTACACAACTTATCAAAAAAAATTCACCAAACTCTATTGAGCATGTTGGATTACATAAGTTTAAAGATAAACGTATAGCCATTGATACTAGTATTTTCCTTTACAAAAGTTTAATTAATGTTAGATATAAAGGAGATTATCTTAAAAATAATAATGGTAAAATTATAAGTCATATTCAGGGTTTATATTATAAAACAAATACTTATTTATCATTAGGCATTACTCCTATTTATATATTTGATGGTAAACCACCTATTGAGAAAAGTGAATGTATTCATGAAAGAAATAAAAAGGCACAAAAATGCAAAGAAAAAATGAATAATACACAAGATCAAACTGAAAAAATGAATATAGAAAAAGGCTCTATTCGTATTAAAAAAGAATATATTAATGATTTAAAAAATTTATTTAATCTTATGGGAGTATCTTATATCGATTTAGTAGAGGGAGAAGCTGAAGCATACGCTTCTGAATTATGTAGAATTGGATATGTAGATGCTGTTGTAACAGAAGATATGGATACATTAGCATATGGATGTCCTACACTTATAACAACTTGTAAAGATAAATCTATTAAAAGACCCGATATTATTACAACATTTAATTTCCAAAAAATTATAGATGATTTTAAAATGAATCATGATGAATTTATTGATATGTGTATTTTATGTGGTTGTGATTATTGTCCAACTATTCCTAAAGTTGGACCAGCAAGAGCAATCAAAAATATACAAGAATATAAATCTATTGAGTCTTATTTAGAAAAATGTAATATTACAGGTAGTGATGAATTTCTAAAAAAATATATCTCATCTAGGAATTTATTTAAAATTTTTAAAGATAAAATCGATATTAATAATTTACCAATTCATAAGTCTAAATATGATTCAGAAAATCTCTATAAATATTTAGTATATGAATGTAATATGAATGAAAAACGTATTCAAACATCTCTCAATAAAATTAAGTAATTATTAAATTTTATCATTATTATTTTTTATGTATTAGTATTATAATGAATAAAGATATTATAAAATTAATATTAATAGTTGGATTAGTATATATTTCTGTAACTCAAAAGAAACAGTCTACAAGAAATATAATGTTATTAATTACAGGTTTACTAGGATTTTGTATGTATACAAAAGTAGAAGGATTACTAACTATAAGTAGTGATACCGCGGACGACGGGAACTCTCCAGACGGATACGGCCGATATACAGGGATAGATGGCAATACAAGACTATTTCATACAGGGACATGTCACTCTGTGGGGGAAGAAGCGGTGACATGTGGGGATGGCCGGGATGGTGATGGAAACGATTGCGAGGTGAACAGCACCGGTGACGCCTGCGCTGTAGACTCCGGTTCCTGTGTTTTCACAGCAAGTCATACTGGATGTTCATTTAATATAAATACTGATCAATTAGGTCCAAGAGACTCTCCTCTTAGCACATACCCACTCCGCTCCGAAGATGCACTTGTATCATATATTAATAATACAATGGAAACCATGTGCGGCGCGTATGATAGTTGCCCACTTGGTCTTGGTAATACAGGTGTAGCCGAAATAAATCATGGTTGTCCTGTAATAGTCCCAGTGGGCACCAATGGAGAACAGATTATGACTTGTGAAGTTAATAACATGCGCAGCGAAAGCGGCGTGAATACCTTGGAAAATTCTTTATCTGGATATATTTATTGGCACCATTCAGGGGCGGAGATGGATACTCACGAAACCTTAAGTTCACATAACATTCAAGGGAATCCTGATATTGTAATTAATCAGAATAATATACATGGTTATTTTGATTGTATACCTGCTAGCGAAAATGATAGTATTATAGCAAACACAGAAACTATGAATGTTATAAATAATATATGTGAAGTACAATGGGATGCATCTGAAAGTAAATGGGTTTCAAATCCTGGATCATCTACCACTGGAGTTGCCGCACCGACCTCTACAGGTACAGGATGTAATGTGGCTGGAAATCCGGATGGTTATGATATCTCTCTGATCACCCCACCTGTCCTAACTGGTGATCCGGTTGTAGGAGTAGACGGACAAAGCGGTCCTCAATGTGCCAGAGGATACTATGGAGAAGTCCCAACTGCTACTTGTCCACCAGGTGGTGGTGATGATTATACACTAGATGGATGTACAGCATGTCCCGACGGTAGTACATCTATTGTACAAGTTTCGGGAACAGGGATACAGGCAGTAAGATGTGGTGATCCACCTCAAGGTGGAAACTGTGCATCAATCCTGAATACATCATTTACTCTTCCAGATGGTTATCATATTACTACTCCAGCGGAGGTAGATGATGGTGCAAATGTATCATGGGCAACTTTCCCAACAACAGAAGATTCATCAATTGATAATCATCGTGTAAATAATTTATTATGTGGAAGAAATTATTATGGTACACCTACTATCAGGGTGTGTGATGCAGAAGGTGGTGCACCATATATTAGTGGATGTAATCCATGCCCAGAAGGGTTATCAGGTGGAACTTCAGATAATCCTGGTAATAATACAAATATTGAAGAAAGATGTGGTACTTTAGTTGGACCACAAAATTGTGAAGAATATGTTTGTAGGGGGGAATTAATTAATAAAACGGAGTTCCCAGGTGGTGTTGCTGCTTCATCTGTCATGAAACCCGATGGTGGTGATGAAACTTGGGGTAATTCACTCTGTTGTGAAACAAGAGATGAAGCGATAGAACAAGGTATATTAGAAACTCAACAAGAAGATGCATGTACATGTGGTGTTGTGTCTTCAACCGATAACTCTTACAAAGAAACACCCGAACACCCTATGTGTAAATATTATGAATATGATATAAATACAACAAATTATCTATGGATGACACAACAACAAAATTCAGACAATACAGATACATATAATAAATTATCAGATCAATATGAAAAAAGAGGAAGACCATGTTCAGGTGGAATAATAGACGATTTAGGGGGTAGAAATTTAGGAGATGCATTGCCTTCTGCAAAATATTGCACATATCCAAAAGGAGATTTAGAATCTGGATCAGAAAACCCATGTTCAGCACAAACATATGAAGGTGGACTATTAGATGATTTTTTTGATTTATTTGGAGGTGATTAAGATGAAATAATACTTAATTTAAAGATTAATTGATAATCTATATATTATATGATTATGACTAATACACTAAATGATTTTTCAGTTAATGATATTATTTTTACTGAAAATAATATTTATAGAACACAAAATGGATTAAATAATAATCTAGAATTATATATTTTAGAAAATCATTATCATAAACTAAATTGGGAAAAATGTAATCATGATTTATCTGTTATGACACTAAAGTTAGAAAATATTAGTGATATTTATTATTATATTCATAAGGATTATACTTATATTTATAAGATTACTAAAGAAAATGATAATAATATATTAAATCATGTAATTCAATATAATAATGATAATTATTTATCTAGATTAAATAGTACACCTATCCTTGTAAATATTGATATTCATATGACAAAGCGATGGGTATCTATTAAAAATTTAAATGAAATTAATTTTCATATTAATTTGATAAATAATGAAATCTGTCCAGATAATGAATACCCATATGATATTTTAAATAATGATGATTTTTGTGGATGGGAAAATAAGTTTGATATTGATATTATCGATGATTTTAATATAGTTAATAATGATTTAAATTCAGTTAATAAAGATGATTTTAATGATAGTGAAAATACTCAAGTAAAAAATGAATATATAAATGATGAACTATTTAACAAAGAATCTATAAAAGAAGAATATGTAAAAGATGAACTATCTAATGATGAATCTGTAATAGATGAATGTGTAAAAGATGAACTATTTAATGAAGAATATAGACAAGATCCTTATGATTATAAATATTATACTAAAAGTGAATTTCTAGATTATTATTGTGGATTAATTGAGTGGGATCATCAAGATCCTAAAAAGGTATTATTAAGAGAAGAATATTATAATTTTGGTGAGATTTTTCATGAATTAACATATGATAAATTTACATATTTGTTTTCGAAATTACAGAAAACATTTTGATTTAAAATAATAAATATTAATTATATTAAATGGATAAATTTCACGATGATTCAATATGTATTTATGATTTTAAATCATTAAAAAAAGATAAAATAAAAAATAACAAGATAAAGAATTATAAAATATATTCATATATAAGTAAAGGTAATAATATTTATAATGCCCATCCACCCCCGACAAATAAATTAGATCCACGTTTCCGTGGTTTTGGAATACCTTGACATTTCATTATAAAATCTATTAATCTAGGTTTTGCCCATCCACTAACAGTATATTCATAATCGCTCGGTTCCCTTTGTATTATATCATCAACTAAAGATTCTAAATCATCTATATCCATTGATTCGATTTTCTTTTTAGTGGGTAATTTAGATTTATTTTTTGATCCTTTACAAACAAGGGCAATATCTATTAATTCTTTTTTTTTCATTTCTTCTAATGGAATATCTTCTTCATTATATTTTTCTCTTAATTCAGATTCTTCTATCCGGAATGTATATGAATTTGATTTCCTTTTACCTAATGATTCTATAATATCTCTTAACTGAAATTTATTTTTTCCCTCTAATTCACCCGATGAAAATTTTTGATCTATATTTACTTCAGTTTCTTCTTTTTTTGGTTTATTTTTTTTAGGTTCTTCTACTTTTGGTTTATTTTTTTTCGGCCTTCCTTTCTTCGGCTCTTCAACTGGTTCTTTTTTAGGTTCAGTTTTTTTCGGTTTGTCAACTGGTTCTTTTTTAGGTTCAGTTTTTTTCGGTTTGTCAACTGATTCGGGTTTGTCAACTGATTCGGGTTTGTCAACTGATTCGGGTTTGTCAACTGATTCTTTTTCAGTATCTACTCCTTTTTTATGTTCTTCGTGATATTTTTTACATTTATCATTCATTTTAATGATTTTATCATCTTTAATAGTAACTTTACCAATTTCATCTAAATAAGAATCATATAAAGTATCTCCTCTATAATAATATTCAACACCTTCATGAGTTATTTCTTTAAAATCATCATCTTCACTTGATTCACTTGATATTTCATCATCACTATCTTCATCACTTGATTCATCACTATCTTCATCACTTGATTCATCTTCTGGATCATCTTTTGGATCATCTTCTTGATCATCTTCTGGATCATCTTCGTTAAAAAAACTTCTTTGTTTATTCCATCCTTTTATTCCTTCTTTAAATTCATAAGTATTATTTATTTTACAGTCAAAAAGACTATCTAAAAGTTTTTCAGAAGCATCACATTTTGAGTGAGCACAATAAGTTATAATAGGTATATCTTTGATATCTAATTTTTTACTTGATACTAATTCATCTAATTTAGGATATTTAGAAATATTTTCTTTTAAAAATTTCATAATTTGTCTTTCTTTACTTTTTTTAGTTAATTTTTCTAATAATTTATATGGTAAATTTACTGAATTGGGTATTTTATCTTTTTTATAATATTCTTCGGGTAATGCATTAATTATCATAGTATCTTCATTTTTTATTCTTTCATCTAAATATTCTATTGGAATACTACAAAATAACCTTATAGTTTTTAATGGTAACCAAACTTTATCGGGTCCTTCTAAAATATAATGAACATGTCGACAATAAGTTTGTTTATCATCTTTATAAGGTTGAGGACAATTAAATTTTAAAACTACATTACCATTTTCATCACACTTTTGTAATCCATGATTTTGATATTTATCATATGCTGTTTCGGGGGGATTTATAGTAAGAATATCATCCTGTGTCTTTGGTGCCCAATAAAAAATAAATTTATTTTTATTATCTTTACCAAAAGATAAATCAATTGCTAATGGATTATCACCAAGTTCTGTATTAACTGGTTTTAAATCTTCATTTTTTAAACTATATTTTTCTTCACAAGAAACCATTTTTGGATAAGGTGAATAATTTTCATTTTTTTTAGACCAAAATGGTATTTCTTCTGTGTTTAAATGACCCGCATCTTTACAAAGATTACATTTTTTAATAACTTTTTCACTCATAATCTATATTTATAAATAGTAAATATTATTATTTAAAATATTTTTTCCGTAACTTTAGATAATATACGGATATCATTAATAATTTCATCTAATCTTTCAATAAGATAAGTATTAATATTATTAAATCTTCCAACTTCATCTAATTGGGAAACTTTATGTTTTGGATTTAATGATACTATAAATAATATCTTATCTTCTAATGGATGGGGTTTCTTGTAACCGAAAATATTAATTAAACTTTCACCGTTAATACATCTGCGACTAATATGAGTTTGTATTAAATTACCTAATGTATGATTTTCATTTATTACCTCTAAATGATAAATATATTCTTTATTTTTATTGAATAATATACGACATTTTTCTTCCTTTAGTAATTTAATAAATTCTAATTTTAATGATTCACATTTATCTTTTAATGTCTCAATACTTTTTATAAATAAAATTTCTGAATCATAATAATGATTACTCTTAATTTTAAAATTATAACGATTCGCTTCAGAAAATTTATCTCTAAAATAATATCTTTCACTTTCAGCTAATTTAAATTTCTTAGAATATTCTTCTTTTTCTTCATGGCTAACTTGATCAATTCTTAGTTTTTCATTTAAAGTTTCATCAACTAAAGCTTGATTTATCTTAAACGAATAAGTTGCTTGAGATACAGGTTGATATTTAGCATCTTGATAACCATATCCAATTGATGGTGAACCATACCAGTGAATATTTTGATGAATATCTTCTGTATTTGTTGTTTTTAATTCAGTTATAATACAATAATTTTTTGTATCACGAAATACAAATGGTCTAATTATATTATCTTTTTCTTTTTGTGATAATGGTTTATTTAAATCATAATTATCAATATTTACAACAGATAATTCATCTAATAAATTTGTTTCATCATCATGATCCATATCATGTGAATCATCATAATAATAATCTAATCTTTCTAGGAATCCAGATTTTAATGGATATATATTAATATCATCCATTGTAATAAATTTAAATGGTATATTTGTATCATGAATAACTTTACACTCAAATAAATAATTTTTCATATATTTATTAGGATCAATATATAATGGTATTAATGAAATTCTATGTAATAACATTTCATTGTGTAAAGATGAATTATTTTCTACCATAACTATATCACGATTTTCACTACTTTCAGTTGTATTAAAAGCAATCGAAGGTATATCTGTTAATAAAATTCTTCTTAATGCATTTACTAATGATTTATCAAATCCATAATCATCATCACCTGATAATAGAAAACTTAATTCACCATTGATTTGTTCAACATTGGAAATTTTTGGTTTAAACTCACTCATATTTATATGTATATCTTTTATTTATTTTTAAATAATCAAATTTATAAAAAAAATTTAATTAAATAAATAACTTTTTCTTAATGAATATATTTCATAAATTTTCTCAACCGAATATTTATAACACTCAATTCTTAAATTATTATCATTGTTATTAATCTTATTATAACACTCAATCATTTTATGATCTAATTTTTCTAATACCTTTTCTTTTGTCCATTTTTCATTTGTCTGATTTTGTACCCACTCAAAATAACTTACAACAACTCCACCGGAATTACATAAAATATCTGGTAATATCTTAATATTTTTAGAATTTAATATTTCTTCCCCTTCACTTGTTAATGGACCATTAGATCCTTCTAATAATACTGAACAATTTAGTAGTAGTGCTTCTCTCTTGTCAATACTTAATTCTAAAGCAGCAGGTACAAAAATATCTGAATAGATTGATAAATAACTATCTTTATCTATCTTTTCTACATTATCTAAAACATTCTCAACATTTTCTAATGAATTATTATCTATTTGATAATCTAATAATAATTTTACATTTTGTATTACAATATTTTTTTCATCATTTAAATGATTAATCTTATAACAACCGGTATGATCTGATAATGTATTTAATATATATAATTTATCTGTATTTTTATTCATAATATTTAAATACTCAATTAAATGATAACCAACATTTCCAAAACCTTCTAATTTAATAGTCTTTTTTTCTAATTTATTTACCAATTCATTTAAAATTACTCCAATGCCTCTACCAGTTGCTTCTTTTCTACCAAGACTTCCACCACATATTGGAGATTTTCCAGTGATTACACTTTTAACATGATTACTATTAATTAAATTATATTCATCCATAATCCAATCCATAATTTGAGAATTTGTTCCTACATCTGGTGCCGGAATATCATAATCTGGGCCTATATATTTATTGATTGCTCTAGTATATCCTCTTGTAATTAATTCTAAATCTTTCTTATTATAATCTCGTGGATTTATTTTTATACCACCCTTCGCTCCACCAAAAGGAATATCCTGTAAAGCACATTTTATTGTCATTAAACTTGCCAATGCTTTTACTTCATCCAAATGAACTTCATGATGAAATCTTATACCACCCTTAAATGGTCCTAAAACATCATTATGTTGAATTCTATATCCCTTAAAGATTTTTAATTCATTATTTGATAACTTTACAGGAAAATTAAATATAATTTCATTTTTTGGAAATGATAATATTTCTTTCATAGTTATAGGAATTGAGGAATTATTAAAACCATTTGTTAATTGTTCCTGTACTAAATTTAAAAATCTATTTGTGCTCATATATTTTAATATTTGATATATTTTTTAAATAGATTAAGTTTAATCTTTTAAAATTTAGTATAGCTAAATAAATAAATGACTGAAAGAGTTTTATTTATTAGCGGACGATGTGATCATTGTAAAAAAATATTAATAGGATTCCAACAACATAGTTTTTTAAAATCATTATTTAAAGTTGTTAATATTGACAGACAAGCATTTCCAAATTATATTAAAAGTGTTCCTTCTATTTTAATTAATGACAAAGTTATTAAAGGTGATACAGTTTTTGAATATTTGGGTAAATTAGTTGAGGGGAAAAATCAACAAGAACAAAGAAAAACTGAAGGTAATCCCACTGAATCTGATCAAGGACAGTGTAGAATTAATGAAGACGGAGAATTAGAAGGATGGTGTGGTAATGATACTGGTGGTATAGGATTTGCAATGATTACAGAAGAAAATGATGATTATACCAGAAAAACTTATAAATTAGAAAGTAATTATGATATGTTAGAAGGAGGAAATGTATCAATTAAAGATCAAGTTCAGAATATGGAACAAGGAGATACTCTTATAGCATCAAAGAAAAATGAATTTGATGGCGATTTAGAAAGAATGCAACAAGAAAGAGGATTATTAATGCAACAACAAACTGGTCCTGGTGGTATGAATCAACCTCCACCCGGTATGAATCAACCTGGTATGGGACAACCTGGTATGGGAGGTATGAATCAACCCGGTATGGGACAATCAGGTATGGGAGGTATGAATCAACCGGGTATGGGACAATCAGGTATGGGAGGTATGAATCAACCCGGTATGGGACAATCTGGTATGGGGGGTATGAATCAACCAGGTATGGGACAATCAGGTATGGGAGGTATGAATCAACCAGGTATGGGACAATCAGGTATGGGAGGTATGAATCAACCTAGTAATATGATGAGATAAAAAATATATATATTATTCTCAAAAAGAGGCCTTCTCGGCCGCATGAGTTCTCCCAAATATTTCATAATATTTTTTGACATCAATGCGTTAAATTATTTAAAAATTTGTAATCATTTACTATAAAATGGAAGAAATTGAGAAACAACTATTTACAATTTTTAATAATTTTATCAGAGATTTAAGTAAAACTTATCCGGAAATTAAAAGTTGTCTTTATAGGAATTATGAATATTGTTTAGTTGATGGTGATAAAAAATTGAGTGAATGTTCAAAATTAGAAAAATTTTTAGAGATTATTAATGATCATGAAAAATTTATTACAGATAAAAATTTAGAATTCTTTGACTTAGAAATCGAATTATTAGAAGAAATTTCTTTTAAAAGATTATGGGAAAAAAATATAACAAATAAAACAAGAGAAAGTATTTGGAAATATTTACAAACATTCCAAATAATCAATATCAATCTTAAAAGCAATGAAGAATTAAGGAAAGCACTATCTCAAATTGGAACTGATACAGTTATGGAAGTTGATAAGTCAACTGCGAAAGATTTAAAAAAATTAAAAAAATTATCAAGTAATATTAAAGATGAAAATAAAAATATATTTGATGGTGAAGGTGAATTAGATAAAATGTTAGGTGGATTATTAGATTCTGGTATAGGTGATATAGCAAAAGAAGTAGCTAAAAATATGAACATAGATGAAATGTTTGGTAATATTAATGAAAATAGTAATCCTATGGATGTAATGTCTCAAATGATGAATCCGGAAAAAATGAATAGTATTTTCCAAAATATTAATTCAGTAATGGAAAAAAAGGTTGAGAAAGGAGAATTATCACAAGATTCATTAAAAAATGAAGCGGAAGGGATGATGGGTAAGATGAAAGAAAATCCTATGTTTAAAAATATGATGAATGGATTAGATGAATCAATGAATAATTCATCAAATGATAATTCGGAGGAATTAACACGAGAACAAAAAAAAGAAAAATTAAGACAAAAAATCAAACAAAAACAACAAAATAGATAAATATAGTAGAAAAAGATAATTTAAATTTTAAAATTTATTTATATTTTTAATAATATAGATATGATAAATACTCCTTTTTGGTACACTGATATATCAATTCTTTATGAAAAAGATTCTATTACAGAAATTTTTCCATCAAAACGATTTGATATATTACGGAAATTAAATGCGATTGTAAGATTATCAATACTTTATACATTAGTTATGTATTTTCTTAAAAGAGAACAAAAATATTTAGTAATACCTTTAATTGTGATGGGTATTACTTGGTTAATATGGTATAGACAAGATGATATTCATGTTGATGCAATAATGAAAGATTCAATTAGTGATAAAATAGATGATTTAGTTAAAATAAATGATTTAAATACAGAATGTCGTGTTCCAACAAAAGAAAATCCTTTTATGAATCCAACATTAGATGATTATGGTAATAATAGTTCACCACCGAAAGCGTGTCCTTCATATAATAATAAAGGTGTTCAGAGAAGAGTTGATGAATTATTTAATGAAGATTTATATAGAGATGTAAAGGATGTATTTAATAAAAATAATAGTCAAAGACAATTTTATACAGTTCCTGGGAGTAATGTTCCAAATGATCAATCATCTTTTGCGAATTGGTTATATGGAACTCCACCAACATGTAAAGAAGGAAATGGGATTGCGTGTTTAGGAATGATGGGGAGAATTAATGGTGGTGGTAAAACCACATAATTAAATTAAATAATTTAAATTTTTTTTATTTTGTAAAATATATATAAATGTCATTAGATTTACAAAATTGTAGTAATTTAGAAACTGAGGGAAAAGCTGGATTTAATACTTTTAGAGAAGCTAGTCTTATTTCTGATAATTTATTGGTAGAATTAGATGATAAACAAGCTAAGGGCCCAGGTCAATATCATTTAGATAGTCAATATTCATGTGACTGTGGATTAAAAGAAGCACAAAGCATTCAAACATCTCAACCGGGTATTCATTTAAAAGGTGGTGTTGGTTGGTCTGGTGAAAATGGTTGTTTAGTTGATAATGATAGTAATTTAAGACAAAATACAGAAATTTTAACAAATAGAAGAGTTATTAATCAATTAACAACCAGATTATCTGCAACAACTCCTAATTTAAATAAAGGTTATTATGATGTTGATGTAGAATCTATTATTCGTCCGGGTGATTTTGCTGGAGATCAAAAACCCTGTATAGGTACTTCTGAAGTAACTTTTGGTAATTATTTCTTACCTATGATTCCTAAATTAAAAACTGAAGTTCAGGATAAAAAACATATTATTCCTGAAGATTCTAAACAAGACTGGGTTAGAGGTGGATTACCTACTCGTCAAATGGTTAGAAATAGTGATTATTTAAGAAGATGCCAACAAAAAACGTTTCAGTAATTAAATATTAAATATTTTTTTATTTTATATTCATATAAAAAATGAATAACAATAGTAATAATAATAATATTAATATTAATAATAATAATTTATTATTAAATGGTGGTTTTGACAAAGATAATAATAAAAATAAAGATGTATATCGTTTATTAGATAGTGGTATTAATAGATGGGAACCATTATTTTTTGATCCTCAAAAGAATTGTATAGAACCATTTAATAGAAATGGAGTTAATACGAATTTATTATCATTAGATAAACATTTATCTGAATGTGGAATAAATAATTTTATAATGTAATATTATAATGAATAGCATTGAGAGTGAAACATTAAATGATAATAGAAATCAAACTGCAAGAAGCGAATCAGTATTAAATGATTTAAGAAAATATGCATTAAAAATTGGGTGGATAGAAGTTACTAAAAATGTATATAAAACAAGTAATGGTAATCATATTCATTTAACAGGATTTAATGAAAAAAGTAAAAAATATTTCTTTGAAGATAAAGATGATATTCCATCACCAGAAGATTTTGATGAAATGAGTTTAGCCGAAAAAAAGAATAATGGATTTTTTGTTATGGAAAATCAAACAGCAAAAAAGAAAAAGAAATCCACTAAAAGAAAAAAGAAGAAATCTAAAAAGAAAAGGAAATCATCAAAAAAGAGAAAGAAATCTAAAAAGAAAAGGAAATCATCCAAAAATAGAAAGAAATCTAAAGGAAAGAAAAAGTAAATTTGATTTAATATTTAAAAAAATAAATAAAGTATTTATAAATGGAAGATATTGAGGAAGTAGTTGATGTTTATGATAATGATGATTATGATATAGATGATATTATTATTCAGGATGATGATAAGGATATTAATATGATAATGAAAAATTATAAAAGAAATATGAAAAAGTATAAAACGATACCAAGTTTAACAAAATATGAAAAATGTAAAGTATTATCAGAAAGGGCAAATCAAATTAATTATGGTTGTAATATCTTAATAAAAGACTATGATAAATATGATAATGCATATGATATAGCTGTAGCAGAATTTAATGAAAAACGTATACCATTTATTATTCGTCGTCCATATGGAAATACATTTGAGTATTGGAAATTAAGTGATTTAATATAAAAAAAAATATATTTATTATTTATATAATTATGAATTTATTAGACAAGATTTTTTTATCAGTAAATAAATTTTGCGGTGATGATAATGCATGTACTATGATTGTTTTTGTATTAATTGGTTTTATGTTATGTTATTTATTTCGTAATCAGTTTGAGGGTTATGCAAATTTAGATAATTTTCATTTCCTAGATGAGAAAAAGGATAATGTACCTCAAGTAAATAATCAAGTAAATAATCAAGTAAATAATACAGGTGGTGTAAATTCAGGTAATCAGCAAATAGGTATAGAATTAAATAAAAAATTTCCTGAACCAACGCCATCGACACAGAGACAATTAGGAGTAGTTTCTGCAATGAAAATGGATAAACAAAATAATATAGTACAAACACCTGGATTAAATATTCAGGATTCTATGATATTTAAACCATTTGATGAAATTTGGAATCCAGGATTCATGCCATTAGATATGGTATTTAAGAATGTTCAGGAGACTGCTAAAAAGATGATTCCGGATTTTGGTCCTTCAGTTGGTCCAAGTGTTGGTACGAGTGTTGGTCCTAACCCGGTAGATGGTAAACCGATGAAAGAATTAAAAATAATTTTAGTATATGCTCCATGGTGTGGTCACTCAAAAAAAATGATACCGGATTATGAAAGAGTAAAATCTGAATTTGATGGTACAGTTGTAAATGGTAATCAAGTGAGTATTATTATGTATAACTCAGATGTAGATAAAGATAAAGTTAAAGAATATGGTGTTAAGGGATTTCCAACATTATTTGTTGAGAAGAATGGTATTAAAGAATCTTTCCCTCATAGAACATATGATAAGATTGTTGAATATATTAAATCTGCTTAAGACCATTTTTTTGTAATTTGATAATTATGTTTTGATGAAGGTTGATTTGCATCCGTATCTTCTTTTAATCTGTCTTCATTTGATGCAGAATATTGCCAATGATCATGACTACATAATCTAAAATCATCATGATTATCTGCTTTATACCAGAAAACTTGATCTGTTAATTTATTACTTTTTGCATTATTATGAATAACTAAACATTCATAATTTTCTGTACATTGATCCATTACTTGACAAAACATCTCAAAATTTGGAAACATACCAGCATAGTGTTCATATAATCTTTTTCTATTTGATACATAATTTTCTCTTAAAATAAATACATAATCAATATTTGTTCTTAAATTAGGAGGTATACCTAAAGCATATTGCATTGTAATTAAAAATAATATTTTAAAATGGCGACCATTCATAAATAAACTTCTAACATTTTTATCTTTGGTCCACGAATTATCATATAAACAATCATCTAAAATCAAAAATGCTCTAGGATCTACATTAATACTTTCCTTGCATCTATCTATCATCATTTTTTGTCTTTTTAATAATCTTTCTATAATACCGGGTTCATATTCTTCATAAATAAATAATTTAGGAACCATTTTACTATAAAATTCATTTGCTGCTTCAGTTCCCGAAATAACTTGTCCTGCTGGAATATTTGTATGATGAGCCATAATATCTTTACATAAGAAAGATTTCCCTGTATCTCTTTTCCCTATTAATACAACAACTTTATCATCTTTTAGTTCTTCAATATTAAATCTTTTTAATTGAATCTCCATATATACTTAATGGTATAAAAAACTTAATTTTATAACTTATTTAAGTTTAAATATTTAATTTTTAATTATTAATTCATTAATATGTATTCAAATAGCATTAACTATTATAAATGGGAAACTAAAAAATATAAAGAATTATTTAATTCTTTTAAAGAATTTATAAATATAAAATCATTACAATTTTATATGCCTGTTTTTTCTTTATATTTTTATATTCATAATAAATCGAATGCAAATAAAAAAATAGACTTAAGAAGAAATTTTTATATAAAAAATGTGAATGAAATTATTAAAGAAAGATATTATAACTCAAATATAATTTTTAAAGGTGATATATATGATTCATCAAAAAATATTGTTGAGAATAAAGAAATATTTTGTAAATGTATTCCTATATTAGATTCTATTCATTGTATTAATAATAATTATAATATTGTATCACATAATAATCATTTATTACCATCAACATATAATTATAATACTTTTAATAAAATTAATGATATTGATAATACTGCTTATATAGATGTATTTTTTTCATTTATAGCAAGTGAACTTACTTATAATAAAATTAATCCTTCATTTCCATTATATTATGGATCATTTAATGGTATAGGTGATTATAAATATGATATAACGGATGAATATCATGATATAAAAATTGATAAATGTTTTAATGAAATGATAGATAAATCATTTAAATTAGATGTTTATTTATCCGATAGTGATGATGATGATGATGATGATGATAATAATGAAGGGAGTGATACTAGTAGTAGTAATAGTGATAATTCATATTATAATGAAGATTATATAGCTACTATCAAAAATATACCTGTTCAGTATTTATTTATAGAAAGATTAAAAGGAACATTAGAAGATTTAATAATGGAAAATATAACCGAAGAAGTCTTATTAAGTTGTATATTTCAAATTTCATTTGCTCTTATTTATTTACAAAAGAATTTTAAATTTACTCATAATGATTTACATATTAATAATATAATGTATGTTAATACAGAAACAAAATATTTATATTATAAATATAATAATACTTATTACAGAGTTCCAACGCACGGAAAAATATTTAAAATAATAGATTTTGGAAGATCTATATTTACTTATCATAATAAAGTCTTTTTAAATGATGTATTTTCTGATTATGGTGAAGCAGGTGGTCAATATACTTATCCAAGACAAGTAAATTATTTACTTAAAAATGATAAAGATAATATTTTACCAAATTATAATTTTGACTTATGTAGATTAAGTATGACTATCCTAGAAGAATTAAATTTAGAAAATTACTCAGAAAACTTTATAAAGTTTATGAATAAAATGTGTCTTGATAAAGATGAAAATAGCTTTTTAAATATGCCGGACGATTTTAGATTATATATAAATATTGCAAAATATGCATGTAATTCATTACCGAGAGAAGTTATAATGAATAATATTTTTAATCAATATCGTATTAAAAAGAAATTATTTCCTAGGAAATCATATTATACGGTTTAATTTGAATAAAAAACTAATGTATATCTTTCACCTTTAAACTTACATGTTTCATGAGGATATTTAGAACCATTAAATGTATAAAATTTATTTTTTATATCATGTTTAACGGGATTTTTCTCATTTTCATCAAATACTGTTAATTCACCACCCGTATAATTTCCTAATCCTACAATATATGATATACCTGTATTTTTTGCATCTTTATGTCTTTTTGCTCTATGATTCTTATTATACTGAATTGATGTAAACTTAAATTTAGGATCTTTTAATTTCATTAATTTTTTAGTTTCTTTGAATAATTTTTTATATTTAGGTTCCCTTGTTTTCATAGATAACATTTTACGATAACCAGCATTCTCACCTTTACCTGCCCAACTTGTAACTCTACCCAAAACAAACCCTTCATAACCACCCTTTTCATTCCTTTCCAACTGACTTGCTCTTATTACATTTGGTCTCTGTGTTCGTGGCCATTTTAAATCTCGCATCAGTTCTAATACTATCCTTTTTTGCTCACTTAAATTATTTGTATCCTTCTTCTTAGTTTTTGTTTTTCTTTTAGATTTTCTTTTAGTTTTCATATATATAATAATAATATATATTATATTAAAATGGAGGCTTCCCACCACCTATTGTATTAGATGAACTAATTGTTTTTTTAACTAAACTTTCACTACCAGAATTAAATACAAATAATATAAAAAATGAAATAAATAAAATAATAAAAAATATTTTTAAATATTCTTCTTTTCTAGTTTGTTCATTTTCATTATTTGTAAAAATAGCATATAAACCTGTACTTAATCCACTTATACCTGTACCCATTAATAATGAATCACTAAACATTTAGTAATGAATTACAATTTAATTAATTTTTTAAAACTTATTTTCAACTTCATTCGCATCCTCAAATAATGAATAATTATTTTCATTATTTTTTTCTATTTTAATTCCTTTATTTTCCGCAATCTGTTTTACATCCTCAAAAAAATTCGCTAATGATGAAGTTTCATCTATATCATCTTCATTTTTAACTACTACTAATTCTTTTCTTGGAGATTTTAATTCTTCATTATTTATTACTTCCTTTTCATTAATACTACCCAATGGATTAATTTCAGGTTTAGATTTATTCATATTAGGATATAATGAAGTAAATGAAAACGAAGATTTATTTTCTTTTGCAGGATATAGTAACGGTCCCGGTACAGGCTCCAATGCAGGTTCTGGTGCAGGTTCTGGTGCAGGTTCTGGTGTAGGTTCTGGTGTAGGTTCTGGTGTAGGTAATTTTTCCACTACATTTGGAATATTTAATTCTAATGATTGAGTAGAAGAATAATTATTTGATATATTATCACTAGGATAAATAACTGATACATCATCGTTTTTAACATTTAATGGTAAATTAAAATTTTCATTATCATCCTTTTTTATTACATTTATTTCTTCTTTTACTTCCATATTTGTCATTAATCGTTTTATTCTCTCATTATCAATATTATCTTCATCTTTATTTATTAATTCTACATTATCATATGTATCCTCTTGTGGAATATCAACCGGAACAGTTATATCATTTACAACTATATTTGATATTTGTTTTGATATTTGTTCTTCACTTGGATCATCATCTGTTGTAAATATAGTTTGAGATTCTGTATTATTATCTACATTATTATTTATTATATCATTTATTACATCTTTATTATCTTCTATTTTAGAATTTATTATTTCTTTATTTGTCTCAATCTCTTCATTGAGAAATTGAGGTTGTGTTTCTATTGTTTCTTTATTATCATCTATTTGATCATCTATTTGATCTTCATCTTCTACTTCATCTTCTACTTCATCTTCTACTTCATCTTCTACTTCATCTTCTACTTCATCTTCTACTTCATCTTCTACTTCATCTTCTACTTCATCTTCTACTTCATCTGGTTTTTTATTTTTAAAATTTTTTTTTAATTCATTTAATTCTTCTCTTAATAATCTTTTAATTTCATCTTTTTGATTTAATAAACTATTATCAGTTTCAACTTCTAAATGTTCTTTTAATATTTCTTTTATTGGTAATAAATTTCTAATAGTATTTTCTATACAATTTTTTATAATATTTTCTATCTCTTTATTGTTTTTTTGATATTCATATCCTGGAATATTTTCATTTAATAAATAGGGATTTTTCCATAATTCCCTTGCTGTATTTATATATGATTTATGAATAAATGTACTACATTTTGGTATAGTAACATTAATTTTATGAAAAGATTGATTTGGACCAATTGATGTTAAAATTTTAGTATGACTTATAAATACTGCGGTAATTAAATCATCTATCCAATCACAATTGGAATTATTTATAATACGACTACATTCACTATCTATAATTTCATTATTCCAAATGGGAACTTTTTCTAATAATTCTCTAAAAATTAATAATATTTGTCCTCCTCCTCTTGATGAATAAATTAATTTTGATTCATCAAAAATACTTTTTACCCCATCAAATATATGAGGATATAAAATCTCAATTAATTGTTTCGTATATTCAACCTTAGCTTGTGCAAAAATTGGAGTATTTAATGCTTCCATAAATTAAATATACCATTGAATTAAAAATTTAAACTTAAACTTATTCTATTTTAATAAATGATACTCTAAAAGTAATATTATTATTATTATAAATTTCATAATAAAAATCTCCTAATTCTGTATCTTTTGTAATATGTTTTTGATCTTTAAAATAATTAGGAAATTTAAATATATAAGAATTTATATCTTTGAAAACTTCTAATTTTACTTTGTAATCCATTGATATAAAATATTCATTTACTTTTTTAATATTATCTTCAGTTAAATCATTTATATTAACTTTATTATCTTTTCCATAAAAATATTTTAATCCATCTACAAAAATCATTAATAATTGCTCAAAAACATGTAAACCTATATTTTTATCTTTTTCTAACAAAGGTAATTCTAATTTTATACTACCTTGGTTTTTTGGTGAATTGCTATATAAATAATTAATAAACTCATTATGATCACCTTCTTTATATTCAGTTTGAGACATTATAAATTTATTACAAAAAAAATTAAAATGATAAACTTAATGATTTTCACATCCTTCACAAATATATATTTCATCATTAGAATTAGCTATTAATATTTCTTCATATGTATGACTATGAATATGAAAATCACAATTTTTACATTGATCAATTAAATAAACTAAATTATATTTTTCTAACGTATTTAATAAATCTTTACGAACTTTTACTATTATATCTTCTACTGAATTAATATAACGAATATCTAATTCAACTTTATAAAAACTAAATGTACTACTAGAAAGATAAAAATTTCTTAAATAATTATTATTCATTATTTAATAATATTAAATTTATATTTTTAAATAAATTAGGGAACTCTATTTATTAATTGCTCACATTTCAATTCCCCTGTGGTCAGGCAATCTGCTTCATCGCAATAAGCGAGGCCGGGTTTAACAGTTTGACACTTAATTTCGTCTAAATCATCGTCGAACCACCAATTCCCCTGACCTGGTTCATCCATACATGGGATCTTGCCACCGGGTTCATTCACGTAAAAATGATTACATCTTGCATCAGGATACAAACCTCTCATTACCTCAATATCTATTTCATTACATGAAGTTATACTGCTTCTTTCCATTCCCACCAAGTTGTCTTCTATGAAAGGAGTTGCTTCAATTAATCCTTGTAATTCACATATATTAATTTCATCTGTATTAATTTGATCCATATCATAGATAAATGATTGTTTACATTTAGTTCCTCTCATACATTTACCCCCATCTTCAGTGTCATCTGCATCATCTGGTCTTGTTATACACTTATATCCATCTATATCTTGAAACATTTCACATGTTAAATCGGTGGCTTCGACTGCTGCGTCGTGACCGGGTAATGTTAACGTCAGATCGTCCCCTCGCGATGCCAAATAGTACGCTTCGTCCCCGAGATCTTCAATATCTAATTCAGAGCAGTGCATATCCGTCTTTGTTATTCCTGCGGCCTCCAAGTACGTATTAAACGCTGTTGGTAGATCTTGTAATTTCATTCTTCCCCAACAAGTATCAAACTTTTCAGAATTTTCATCCACAGCAAGACATTCATATCTCCCAGTTCTTCCTTCAATTGTTCCCTCGGCGGCCGGTATACATTTACCGACGAGAGCGTCATTAGCACATTCTTCCCTAGTATATTCATGGCAGGGTTTAGGCCAGTGTCTTGGAGAAAGTATAAATGTTTGTTTATTTAGTTCTGTCTTTAAATCACTTAATTGTAATCTTCCACTTGAAGTTGTTTCTATTTTTTCTTCAATTTCTCCTAATTTTGTAAATATTTCACGATAATCAACACTACCACCTTCACTCATAAATTCACCCTGTGGTCCTTCAAATGTAGAATAAGGGGGTTCTGCATAATCTGCCGAAGGAGATGGTTGTCTAATTTTAATCTCAACTGATCTAGGACAATTATCACAAGCAACACGACAAGCATCAAATGCTACTACACCATTATCACCTATATCACTACAATCAGTACCAGTTATAGAATAATCTTTACATGTTTTTTCTTTATTTTTCCATGTCATATCATCTCTACAAATAGATTCATTTTTGTAATCAGTATTATTATTTCGTTGTTGCATAAATGGTTTGTCAAATGGATTACCAAATGATTCAATATTCATAAAACAACAAAATAATAATAATAATAATAAAATACCTAATAATAAATGAATTTTTTTCATATACTTACTAATTTATTAGATAATAATTAATATGAAAAAGATGCCAATGATTGAGTATAAGGATTTTCTTTAAATGGATCTAACATATTTGGATCTAATCTATCGGATAATTTAACATTATCAAGAGTATCTTTTTCTTGTGTATATTCACAAGTATAATCTCTTGGAATAACATTATATATTTTATCTGGGTTAGAAATAGAATAAGTAAAATAATCACTTTCGATTTTCTTAATATCAACATTAAGAGTATCCATACCATTTGTAAGTTTGGTATATTCAGTAGTTGGTGCTCTACCTTGTGCAATGATTTCTTTATTGGGATTAAGATCCGCCCTGAAATATTTATCATTTGCCATTGCTGCAGTGTTATGTGATGAACCAGCATTACCTGTATGTTCGAAATTAGTTGTTTGTTTAACAGTTGGTTTAACACTATCATATAATCTTTCAGTTCCCCCTGTAAATATAGATTTAATATTTCCTTCATATGTCCTTTCAGTTGTAACTTCTCTCTCATTAGGATAAGCAAAAAAACTATTTCTATTATGATCATCATCAATTGCTTTAGCTTCTAAATTCATATTACGATTAGTCTCAACTTCTAATTGTTGATTTGTTGATTTTTTAAACATTGGTCTTTCTTGACTAGGATTAAAATTAACAGCACCAGCAGGCCCTAATTTACCCTCATTAAAATGAGCCCGATTAGTTTCTTTAACAATATTAACAGGATTAATACTTTGAGCATTGATTGCCCCAGTTGTTACTAACCATCTATCGGCAGTATTTATATAATCTGCATCAGGTGAGTGTTGATAAACTTCACCGATTTCGCCTCTATTATCAATTCCCTTACCATGAACAACTCTTGCACCAAAACTTTCTTTTTGATTATTTAATGTTCTCAAATTATCAATAGCATTTCTCTGTGCATATGCTAAATCAACATCCCGATTAATATCACTTTTTTCATCTATATGTGCTACATTTTCTTGTTCAAATGGTAATTCATTTCTGCGTTCCATTCCACCTACATATCTTGATTGATCTGCTCTCGCACCCCCAAAATTATTACCAAATACATTCCCGTAATCTCTTTCTAACTCAAAAAATTGTGAAGTTTCTCTTTTAGGAGGTCTAAAAGCATGAAATCCACCTTGATGATTTGTTAATCCTTGATTATTATCCAAGTCAACTTGTGTTGGTCCGGACCCACTAAAAAAAGGCTCAACAACAACACCTTGATCATTAATTAAAAAATCTTTTTTAGATATTGTTTCACCTGTAATTGATGTTACATTATCGGTTATATTAGTAGTATCTCTTAATGTATTTCTACCACTCATATTTAAAGAATCAATGATTTTAGAATCACCCAATAATGATTGATCGTGTCTTTTATTAACTAAATCTATTTCATGTTTTTTTGAGTCTAAAAAATTGGTTTGTTCATAAATAGAATTACCAGATCCCATAACTAAGGGTGGGGTAACTTCATAGCTTACTTTATGTTTATTATCTGAATCTTTATTCATTAAATAACCAACACCCATTAATCCAAGTAAAACTACAGATTCCATTATATAACTATATTAATATATTTATTATATAATTTTAATCTAAATTATATAATTTTTTTAATTCATACGGAATTGTATCATTATTAAAATGTGATATCATTTTATCATTAAAATATCCCAATAATTTAAAATGACAATTATTTTCATATAATAAAAAAATAGAATCATTACTATTATTATAATCATTTAATGTATTATATACAGAATAATCATTATCAAATTCATTAGAATTTAATACAAAAATATTTAATTGCAAAGTTTCTATTAATATTTGTAATAATAAATAATCACCCCAATATTCATGACCGGGAGTTTTTATTTTTTCTTTAAATTCTTCATATGAATTTATACTATATGGATCCCATTCTTCTTCAAAATCATCTGAATCTTTCATAATTCTATAAAAATTCATTAATAAATCATATTGTTTTAATGTAATATTATCTGATATCATATTTCTAATATCACATGAATTATAATATATATTTTTATTCATATCGCGTTCATTTAAACTTTGAGCTATACAATGAAATAAACAATCACCATCACTTTCACAATCCAAAATACCATAGGGTGAATTTTTATTTTTTATTTCACTTAATTTATTTAATTTTGTAATCCATTTTTTAGACAACTTTTCCCATCCATATTCATCTAATTTTAAATGCCAATTATTTTTTGTTACCGGTTTAAATTTATCCGATTTATATCTATATTCCATAATGTTTTCTTTTAATCTAATGTCATCTGTTAAATATATTTCCATATTTATCATATTATAATTCTTATATTTTTAAATATTATTATTATATATATATAATAATGATAAAAAATTTAATTAAAAACCATTCGTGTAAAGAAATAATTATTTTATTACTCTTAATATTTGGTGCATCAACTTTTTATTTATTATCTCAAAATAATTCATCTTGTAGTTAATTATTTTTCCACTTTTGACCACAATGATTACATATATATATATATTTCATATTTTCCATATCATATTTAATATATGTAATAGATGATTCTTTATCTTCTAAAATAGATATACATTTATCATTTGTACATTTAATATTTTTATTATTATTGATTCGTGGTAAAGTTATATCATTACAGATATACTTATTATTATTAATATATTCTGAATTATCATATTCTCTAAAATCTATCGAATAAATACAATTATTTTCACCCGTAAATAATTCTTTTTTTTGACATGCCTTACAATAATGAATTAATTTTCTATCATCTGGTTCACCCTCTAAATATAAATAAGTCATATTATGACATTCACTACAAAAATGCATTTCTGAATTTTCCATGTTATATTTTATTATAATATAATATAATCTTTAATTATAATCAAATTTTCTAAAAATATTTTCTAATTTATTATTATAATGCAAGTTTCTTCCGGCGGAGCAAGTGGGCCATCTGAAGGCACACCACCTGATAATATTGAAGATCTTAAACAGAGAATTATTACTTTACAAAAAAATGTAACTGAAGAAGAAAAAGCGGCGCGGCAAGCGGCAAAAGATAAAAAAGAAGATATTGCTATGATTCACTCGAAGAAAAAACAAATGTACAATTATCATCTAAAACAGACTCAAAGACTATTACAATTAGCTCAAACCTCTCATGAAGGGCAACTTCTAGTTAAAGCAACCCAGCAAACAGTTGATGCAGCCAGACAAAAATATAGAATGATTCCAGGCGCGAAACCTATCGCTTTTAGATCTAATAAAGAATCTAAAAAACATAAATTTAAAGGAATGGCCGGTATATCAACTCAACTCAAAGGTGGCGATATTTTTGTAATATTAAAGCGTGAAAATCGAGAAGACGGCTCATCTATGTATCATATAAGGAAAGAAGATGAAACTCAAGGATGGATAAAAGCATATGATATTCAAGGTTCGGTAAAGAAAGTAACTAGAGGCGGGGGAAGGAAATATACTAAAAAGAGAAAACATACTAAAAAGAGGAAACATACTAAAAAGAGGAAACATACTAAAAAGAGGAAACATACTAAAAAGAGGAAACATACTAAAAAGAGGAAACATACTAAAAAGAGGAAACATACTAAAAAGAGGAAACATCATAAAAAGAAATAATTTATAATATTTCTAATTTATGATTCATCTCCTCTCTTAAAAATTCATAATTAATAATCATAGAAATATTATAAATATTTAATGTTATTTTAGCTGGTTTTGGATGTAATTTACATAATCTATCTAAATTATTTAATATATTCGGTTTTTCTTTTATTAAATGATCTTTAATAATATCACAAAATACCTTAAATTGTGGATGAATATTAAAAGCATTTTCTTTTATTAAATGATTATAATTATCATGTTCAACAATTACATTATATAATTTATTTCTTTCACCTTTTTCATTCTCAAATCCAGGTTCATTATGTAATGGATTTTTACATAATAATGATTGTATTGATAATAAAATACTTCCTATATGCATTACACTTGTCCATTTAGGACCCGACCATGTATTAATTGATGACAAACATACTTTCCCTAAATAATTATCACTTACTCGACCTCTATATAAATTTGGATGAATACGATACTTACTATGAGATAAATAATTTACTTTTGGAGGGCTAAATGGATAATCATTTGGAAATACAATTACAAAATATAATATTCCATTTTCATATGGAGTATCTTTAGGACCAATAATTATTGCCATCGCTTCTAACATATTATTTTCATTAAAATTTACATGAATACCCAATTCAGATAAATTCATTTTTCGAATTTCTTTAATATCTTTATTAATTATCCTTTTAATCGCATCTTTTGACATTTTTTAAATATATATCATTATTTTTTCTTAAATAATTTATATATTTCCATTTAATTTTATAGAAAATTAAATTTTTTAATTATTCTTTAAATATAAAGATTTTTACATAAGAATGCGTAATAAATATATTTTTTGATAAATTTGATTTAGATTTAAATTTAATTAAAGAAAAAAATATTAAGGTTTAATTATTGAGATGGATGAATTTTTACAAAAATACAAAATATCAAAAGAAACAAATGCAAAACCCATCACACATACATCTATGAAAGGTGGTAAATGGTCAATTCCAGAAAAGAAAATGAAAAAATTTTATAAATTATGTATTGATCAAGTCATTAATGGAGATAAAAATTATTTATTAGTTGAGAAAATGAGAGATTATTTTCCTTTCGTCATTGATATTGATCTTAAATATAAATCTATAATTGATAGACAATACGATGATAAAACTATTCAAAAATTAAATGAATATTTATGGAAAAAAATTACTGAATGTATAGATATTACAGAAACATCTGGTAAAAATATTGTTTTTCTCATGGAAAAAGAAAAAACATATCCATGTAATAAACAAGATTATAAATATAAAGATGGAATTCATCTAGTTTTTCCAGAAATAATTATTGATAAACCAGGATTTAAACAAATTATTTCTAAAATACAATCTGAAAATAAAATCAAAGAAATATTTACTGAATATTCTATAGAAAATGGTATTGGACCTGATAATGATGATAAAGAAATATTTGATAGTTCATTTTCATCATGGCAATTATATGGTTGTCATAAAGATAATGAAACACCTTATAAAGTAACTAAAATATACAAAATGTATGATTCTAACTGTGAATTAATTGATCAAGATGAATTTGATGAATTTTATAGTGATCCACTTGATATTATGAAACAATTATCTATGTGTTATCGTAAAAAATCTAATATATCTTATACAGAGGAATTCTCAAAAACATTTAAACAAAAGCAACCTACTATTAGTAGTAGTAATACAATTATGACTGATGATATTTATGGTAATGGTTATTATGTAGATAATAATAATATAATTAATCCATTTGAGCTTGTTGAAGAAGAAGAACTTAAATTAGTCAAAGGATTAGTAAAATGTCTTTCTCCTGAAAGGGCAAGTGATTATGGTAAATGGCTGCGAGTTGGTGCCGGTTTACATAATATTAATAAGAATAAACTATTAGATACTTGGACTGAATTCAGTATGAAATACCCTTCTTATGAAAATGGGTCATCTAAGCGAAATTGTGAATCTAAATGGAAATCATTTGATAATTATGAAGGAGCTAAAAGAGGAATTGCTTCATTAAAAAAAGAAGCAGAATTAGATAACCCTATTATGTATAAAAAGGTTATTAATGAAAGTTTATTTACATTTGTAGATAAATCTGTAAGAGGTGGTCCAAATGCTGATTATCTTGTAGCTAAGGTTGCTTATGAAAGATATAAAGATGAATTTATTTCAGTAAATGTAAAAGATGAATGGTTTCACTTTAATAAACACCGATGGGAAAGAACCTTAGAAGGAACATGTCTTAAAAATCGTATTCATAATGAAATTTATAAAATATATTATGAATATCAAGAGCATTATATGAGAAAAAAAGATGAGGAATTAAAAAGATTACAAGAAGAAGGGATGGACACTGAAGAAGTAACATTAGGAAAAAGTGGATATGGTAAATTGCTACAGAATATAATGAATATCCAAGCGAAATTACTTCAGGGTCAATATGTAAATGGTGTAATGAAAAATCTTCGTGATATGTTTTATAAAAAAGAAATCATGGAAAAGTTTGATACAGATACAAGTCTTTTAGGTTTTGATAATGGTGTATATGATCTTGTAAATAATGAATTTAGGGAAGGTAGACCAGAAGATTATGTAACAATGACTACTAAAGTATCATTACCTATTAAACCGGAAGACATGCCAATTAAACTTGATGATATGTTAGAATCATTTAAAAATACAGATTTAGATGTCTTTCCGGAGATGAAACATTATAATGCTTATTATGTAGATATGGAAGGATTTATTAAAAAGATTGTACCAATTGATTCTGTTCGTGGATATACAATGAAGTTTTTAGCTAAATGTTTATCTGGGGAGAATCGTGATGAAGGATTTTATATTTGGACTGGTACTGGTGGTAATGGTAAATCAAAACTTATTGATCTTACTAGTATGGCAATGGGTGAATATGCTTGTAATTTACCGATTGCTTTACTAACTCAAAAGCGAAAAGCATCTGGAGCAGCAAGTCCTGAGATGGCAATTACTAGAGGGAAGCGTCTTGCTGTAATGCAAGAACCCGATGTAAATGAAACATTAAATATTGGTCAAATGAAAGAAATTACTGGCAATGATAAAATTACAGCAAGAGGTTTATATAAAGAACCATTTGAGTTTACACCACAATTTAAACTTGTTTGTATGTGTAATGATTTACCAAATATTCCATCAAATGATGATGGTACATGGAGACGTCTAGAAGTAGTTGATTTCATTGCTCGATTTGTAGATTATGAAAATGAAGTAGATGAATCATTACACAGACATCTCAAGGATAAGAGTATTAAAAATAAGATTCCAGCATGGGTTGTTCCGTTTTACTCGATGTTACTTCCAGCGTGGAGAGATTATAATGAAAATGGTATTGATATTCCAGATGAAGTTAAGTCAAAGACTCGCGAATATCGTAATAATAATGATTTAGTTGGTCAATGGATCGATCAAAATTGTGAATCATCTGATAATATTGTATCAAATGATGGTATTACAGAACAAGCGCCAACTGATTTTGATACACTCTATGATGATTTCATAGAATGGTGTGAGGAAGAAGAATTTAAAAATCGTCCAGATAAGTGTGGAGTTAGAAATGCACTAAAGAAGTGGCAAGAAAAGTCTCAATATGGATTATCATATGGTAAGAAGAAGACTGAAGCAGGATCTAATGGATATGAAAAATCTATGAAGTTTAATCTTAAGCTTGTTTAGATTTATGTTTAAATTTTACATTATACTTTTTAGTAATATGATTATCAACTTTTCTTGTTTTACCTCCTAAAATATAAGAATACATTCTCGCTTTCCCCCATGATTCTGCAGTTTGATTGGGTCTCGATCCGGATGAATAATAAGCACCCTTACCTTTCCTAACTACAGCTTTTAATGCCTGAACTGGTATTCCTGTCACTTTTGATATTTCATTATAAGATTTTATATCTGGATATAATTTATGAAATTTTTCAGTCCATGAAGATGATTTACTTTTATATGATTTAACTTTAGGTCTCGTATAATATTTTTTTGAAAGATAATCTTTTCTACTTTTATTTAAAGATTTTTTTTGTTTTTTTTTATCACTTTTTGATAATGTTTTTGGTAAATATTTATTAGAATATTTTGTTTTTTTAACCATATAATATATAATAGAAATGAAAAAGGTTGTTATAAAAAAAAGTACTAATTCAGCAAAAAAATATATGGCAATATTTTATCAAGATGGTAAAAAAATAAAAACAACTCATTTTGGAGCAGCAGGTATGAGTGATTATACAAAACATAAAAATAAAAGTCGTAAAAAAAGATATATGAATAGACATAGAACTAGAGAAAATTGGAACAATCCAATGACTGCTGGTGCATTAAGTCGTTGGATATTATGGAATAAACCAACATTAAAAGCATCTATAGATGATTATAAAAAGAAATTTAAATTTTCTTAAAATGATCTATTACAGATTGATATCCTTTATCTATTAATATAGTTTTAGTATCATTATCTAAGTTAAAATTTAATCCACTATTAATTTCAGATATTATAATTTTCTTTTTATCATATTTATCTATATTAGTATTTTCATTTAATAATGATAATATAAATTTTAATATTGGAAACATTTTAATTATTTCATTATTTTTAAATGAACAGGTACTACCTTTAATAATAATTCCTAAATAATTTTTTGATTCACATCCTTCGATGGGAAATGATCCTCTTAATCCACCATCTACATATAAATTATCATTATAAGATACAGGTTTAAAAAAGAAAGGAATAGCACTTGTCATCATTGTTAATAATGATAATTTTAAATCCGGATTATTAATATAATTTATATATTCTGTTTCTTTTTTTGTTGTATTATAAACCTTTACTGTTAATTTAATATTAGTTTTTTCATAAAATTGTATTAAAGTAATATTCTCAATATTATATATATTTTTAATATAAGATTCTATAAATTCACTTAATTTATTATTTGAGAATAAACCAAATTCTAATAATATACTATTAATATCAATATTATCTAAATTTAATATTGTATTAATATCACACCCCATCATTAAATTTTCTATGATTTTATAATTTTGTTTAGTCATAAGTAAAATACTAAATAATATCCCAACTGATGTTGTTATAATTTCTTTAATATCTTTTAATTGTGAATTAATAATATTATTATCAAATAGTGATTTAAATATTCCAATATAAGCAATCCCTGAAGGACCACCACCCGATAATATTAAAGTATCTATCATAATTTATAAAAAATAAATTAAATAATTTTAAATAACTATCTAAAAATAAACTATGTTTAATTATTAGATATTATAATGCTAACTGGTTTAGAGTTAGGATTAACTATTTCATTATCTTATTTAACCGGTTTTATTACTGGCACTGGCGTTTTTTTTAAATATAGAAATAATTTAATGATTAGATCAAGGAGTCAAGATAATTTAAGTTTAAATTCTGAAAATAATCATCATTTTGCAACATTTGCAAGACCGGTTTTAGAAGCTTCGGTGCCACCTTTAAAAACAGATAATAAAATAACAAAAATTATATTAGAATAAATAAAGAAAAAAATATCTAAAGTAAATTATCATAAATATGTCTCAACTAAATATGAATGAATTATATTCAAATATTAATAAAAAAACTTTAAAAAGAATGGAATTATATGATAGTATATTAGTAAAATGTCATAGTAGAATTAAATATAATAGTAATTTACAAAGAAATTATTGTTTTTATCAAATACCAGAATTTGTAATTGGTATTCCATTATATGATGTATTTGAATTAAGAAATTATGTTATGAATAGCTTAAAAACAAATGGTTTCGAAATATTATATATAGAACCAAATTGGTTATTTATTCACTGGAATGTTAAAGGTCATAAATCATTAACTAAAAATACTAATGTAAGTAAAAAACATAATAATAATAATAATTATAAATCAACTGATAATTATAAACCAAGTGGAAATTTTATATATGATGATTCATCTTTAATGAATATGCTAGATAAATTATAATATTTTAATAACTATTTTTACCTAATTTATAAATATTATCATAAATCATTAATAAGAAAAAACCTGTAAAAATATATAATAATAATTCATTAAATTGTTCATCTTTACTTGATGATTTATTCAAATTTAATTTATTTCTTTTATATTCTATAAATTCTAAATATTCAGGATCATCCTCAAATGATTTTTTATATTCCATTGTAACATCAGGTGTTACAATATTATCATTTAATTTTAAATCAACTTTTCTCTTTGTATTTTGATATTGTATTTCATTATCAGTATATGGACTAACTGACATACCTTTTAATTTTTTTATAGTATTATCATTATCATTATCATATAATAATTCTGTATCCATCTCTTTAACAGTTAAAGGTTTATCATAATGTACTTTTTGTTTTCTTTTTGGTTTTTTAATAACCATGTCCGGCCAAACTTCAGATAATAATGCCCCATACATTTATTATTAATTAACATTATTTTTATAAAAAAATATACTTAATTTATTATAAACATGGAGAAATATATTGATGATTTTAAAAAAAGTCTTTCTTGTATTAATGATAATAAATATATTATCGGTTTAACTATGATAATGTTAAATATTGGAGCGCGGTTTATTATTGACGAATTAGATGATGATTTAAGATCTTTAGTAACAAATGCTTATATCCGTAGAGTTGTAATATTTTGTTCATTTTTTATGGCTACTAAAGATTTATTTACAGCTATTGTATTAACAATAATATTTGTTATCTTAATCAATGAAGTATTCGCTAAAGAATTAGATGAACTTGATGATGATAAAGAAGAAACAAAATGTGGATCATTTAATAAAAAAGAATTAGATAAAGCAATTAATACATTAAAAACTGTTCAAATGAATATGTAAATTTAATTAATTTCATATTGTGAATATGTAAATTAAAATGATACATACTTTTTAGTCTTTTCATCATATAATGTTAACCATAAATTATTATAACAATCTTTTATACTTAATTTTGTAATAGTTTCATCATCTTTATAATTTTTATTGTGATACCTTTCTAAATTATATCCAGGTATCTTCGCATTCATATGATGAATATGATGATACTCTATGCCCATCGTAAAATATTTTAAATATCTTGGAACTAAGATAAAACTACTACCCTTTAATCCACTATCCTTTTTATTCCATTTTTCATCCGTTACTATATATCCCGGATTATAAGTATGCTGACAATGAAATAACATAAAACCTAAAGAAACACCTATCATAAAAGCACATGAAAAATGATATAATATATTTAAATAATCTAAATAACAATAAACAATATAATCTCCAATTAAATTTATAATTATATTATTTAATCTTAATATTTTAGATTCCTTATATTTATATATATAATCATCATAAATAATTTCATAAATAATTTCATAAATCATCTCTATCTTATTCAGTAATGTAAATTTTATTAAAGGGATAATTGTAAAAAATATTAATGGATCTCTTATAATACGATATAAATATTTATATATAATAGATAACGATTCATATTCTTGTTTAGTATATAAAATTGTTTCATTAAAATTATGATTATATTTATTATTTTTATTACCATTTGTTAAATGATGATTATGATGAAGAAAATTCCAATTATATGGAGTACAAACAATAAAACTAAATATATTTCCTAAAATATAATTCATTTTTGCATCTGGAGTATAAGAATTATGACCACAATCGTGAAAAATAATAAAATTTCTCATATTCATCAATCCTAATATCGGGACTGTTACTAAACTTAAAATATTATCTTTAAAATAACATGTATTATATAAACATATTCCATATAAACAAATATGTTTACCCAATTCAAAAAAACTTTGTCTATAAGTTGCTAAATAATCAATCATTTATAATATTATATTTAATTATTCTTTAATTATAAATTTAAAGTTATACCTCTATCTGTACCAGAACTTTTCCTATCAGTATCACCACTCATTAATGAAATACTATCTAAATCTGGTATTTTATCCGGTTGTAAATTCATTTTATTAATTAAGTCATCTATCCCATCCGGCGCAGACATATCACTCCTTGCTGGACTTGTCGCTCTAGGTCTCCCCTGCTGTTGTGGGGGAGAACTATTACTTTGTCCACCCATACCGCCCATACCGCCCATACCGCCCATACCACCCATACCCATACCACCCATACCCATCATCATCGAAATAGGATTCATAGGTGGTGGCATCGATGATCCAGTAGCACCACCACCCTTATTAATTGATCCAACAGCTGCCTCCGCAAATTGTTTCATTAATTCCGGATTTTGTTGTAAAATATCATCCATCCCAGGTATAGATGACTTAAACATAGTATTACTTAAGTGAAACATAAATGCGGATCCACCCAATGTAAATAATAACCTTAATTCTGGAGCCATATCACCTGTACCGCCATATTTATCATTTAATTCCTCAAATATTTCATCATAATCATTTAAATTTTCATTTACTGATTCACCCCAACCATCTAATTTTACATTAAAAGGATCAAATCTCCCATTTAAAAACTCTAAACCAGTAACACATGCCATCAACATTTTTCTCTGAAATTTTATAGAATTATCTATTTCCCTTTGCTTTTTTAATTTAATATATTCATTCCTCATATCTTCTAAATGAGAATTCATATTATAATTCATAGTAGTCCTTATACCCTGCGATTCTAATTTTTTAAATTTGTAAAGTAAATCTATTTTTTCATTTTTTATATCCTGTGGACTTAATCTATGTATAGGTTTCATTTCATCTGTAGTTTCATCTTTTGATTTATTTATTAACATATCATCCATTTCGGTAGAATTACTATTTTCTGTCTTTTCATCTACAGTCGGTTTAAAAAAACTAAATTCTGTAGATTTTTTAGGTTCAGGTGTATTTGCATTACTATTAGAATTACTATTTATTGTTCCTTTTGTTAAAAATTCTATTCCAGCAGGAGTTGATACAGATAATTTTGGAGATTCATTCTTTATTTGGGGAGAATTAAAATAATCTTCATTTGATATTACTTCTATATTATTATTAGTATTTCCACCACTCATTGTTATATTTTTTAAACCATCATCAAAATTTAAATTTAAGTCTGACATCTTTTAAATCCAATATAGAAAGATTTGTTTAAATATATACGCACTTAAATAGTAAATTCTTGTTTTAATTCACTCACAGTTCGTTCTGGGACCTCGCGATGGGCCTTCTCCAGCTCCATAAAGTATTTTAAAGTCTGCTTGGCTCCATCTCCATCTCTATATCGCAAGGGCAATTTAGATATCATTAATGATATTATTTCCTTTAAATGATAATCAATTTTCACTGAAGTATCATTATTCCCACTATTTCCAGGCTTATTTTGAGTTGCTGCTACCGGACCTTTCCCTGCACCGGGTGGTGCTGGTGCTGGTGCTGGTGCTTGCACTTGCGCTTTTGCGGCTGCTGCTGCTTGGGCGTCTATTTTTTTCATTAGTCCATCAAATTTAGCGTCATTTATTCTCTTATAGTCTTCTAAGTCTTTACTTGTAATATCCAACACTTCTTTATTTCCCCTTTGTATCGCATCAGTGAATTCTTGTATCATCATATCAAACTGCTCTTGCGTCACATTCACTTGCCCGGTACCTATTCGTTGTTGGAGTTGTTCTATTGCTGTGGATAAATGATCGGTGAGATGAATGACACGACTGATGTCTTGATCTTGATATGATAGGCGATCTTGCACTGCCTGAGTCAATGTGACCAAATCATCCTTCAGCGTGGACCACGAACCCGTCATGTCGGCCCCAATTGTCTTCAATTCACCTATTACGAATGCTTCTAATTCTTTTAATGTCTTTTCTACGGCAGTGACGCGCGTCGT